TACTGATACGACGCTTGGACGATATACTCCATAACTAGATCCTAATAAATCTAAATATTTACCATCTGCAAAATTTACAAATAATTGATTTTTTGTCTCTTCAATCTGTACAACAATATTCTCATCAAGTTTATGCTCTCCACACCAATCGTCTTCATATAATGCTGGCCAACCCTTCATTGTAGGAACATTACGACGGCAACGGCCCAGAGGGGGATTTGAATCGCTCTCCATTTTCTCTAAAGGCGTTTTTGGTACCCAATACATACAAGTACCACATCTCATACTTTTGCTTCTATCTTTCCATCTATCTTTTTCTGTCATTGTTTGCTTCTTTTGTTGTAATGTCCTAACATTCCTTCTGAATATAACATAATTATGAATCGAAAGAAAGTATGATAGAATAGGTTATTAGATCTTTGAAATGAGAGATGGTCGAATAAGAGGGTTAGCAAACCCCTCTAAGACACTACTATCTACCCTGGGCTGGCTGGGGACATGGTAGGTATGAAGGTAAACTTAAAAAAATCTAGTTTGCTCCTTCATTAAAGGTAAAAGCTAGGAATTGATCTCCTAGTTAAGACAATCCTTTTCTTTCTTTTCAAAGATCTATTTTTCCTTTTATTCCATACCTTTGAAATGTATTCCTATTTAAATTTAAATCACGTAAAATTGACCATGGTATTGGTTTATAATTCCAAACATCAACTGACATATTTACTATATTTCCATTTATTTGAAACAAATCATGTACATGACCACATAATACCATATCATGATAATAACTAACCATAGGTTTATGACCTATAAATATTTTTTTCCTGTCTCTTTCTATCTCCATATATTTATAAACTTCATCAAAACCTATATCAAACATTGATTTTTCGGACTTATCGTGATTGCCCCTTACAAGTATCTTGTGTCCATTTAATTCCGAACATATTTTAGTAAGTACACTCTTCGGAGCCAATCCAAAATCACCTAAATGATAAACCACATCATCTTTTTTAATAAGATTATTCCAATTCATTTTAAGACGATTCTCCATCTCAATTACGCTGACAAATGGACGCTTACAATATTTAATTATATTCTTATGTCCAAAATGTGTGTCACTAATAAACCATTCCATTATTCAATTATCCCTCTATTTCAAAAATGTTACCATTTATATCTATTATTATTTTCTGTCCATCGATCTCATACCATAGACTTGCCGTAAATCAGAGGCGGGTTGCCCTCATATTTCTTCGCCCTATTAGTAATCCAGGCTTTCACCATGTCGGTTCTTCCTTCTTTCAGATCACCCACCATTATATTAAATTCGTTTCTTGTCATGTATATTTTACTCATAGGTGTTTATGTCTCCATTACTCCAAATTAGTATATACCGCTTGCCGTCCACTTTATAAGTAGCGGGGTGGGCCCTTACTATACATTGGCATTTATAATAATCGATCTCTTTCCCAGTAATTTTCTCGCCCAAAGACGTATCATGTATTTCCTCTATCCTTTTAATAAGATGCAATAGGGGCCTATTAGTAATGTGGTAATTATTGTGAACGCCCCCAAAATATTCGACATCTCTAACTACCATATTCCATGTTCCACTTTCATTTTTCGTAAAATCGCACTCTACCCAAGGGCTGTTTTCGTCCAATACAATCTGCATGCGATTAACCCAATCTCCATCAGATTCTATTTTGACCTTCATTTCCACCCCTCCTATAGTTATAGGTATGCCCTTATTAAACATGTTCCTACTCATGTCTGCCATTACATATTTACTGGCTTCCAGCATTTCATTAGTCAGGCTGTCTGCAATTTCTTTGAGTGGTTTCTTTTTAAATGGGGCCATGTTCCCCTCTCCAAGAACAAGGCGTTTCAGTTCCATCACACATGTGCCCGTCTTTTATAATCACATACTTCTTGGTTCCCTTTATGCGGAAGATGCCAGTTTTCTCTTTCATTTTAAAATCTACCCTATGGTAATCTACCGCTTTCGCGTCGATTTCTGGGATCACTTCATCTAAACTGTGCCTTATCTTCTTCCTCGTATGCTCGAGAGCTTCATTTAAACTTGGAAATCTTTTCGTCCAGAATGTTATGCACGGATACCAGCTTCTCTCTATCAGTCTCGTCCATACTTCCTTCCCCATGGATCTCTCTCTATTTATTATTATTTTATTCTTTCCCTTTTTGATTATCTCTATTTCAGATAACTCTAGGTTATAATTGTCATGGCACACTAGTCTCACTTCAATTTTACTCATGGATCTCTCCATTTTGAATAATTATATGTTTTTTTGTCTCTTTAATGCGAAAAATATAACCCCTATTATCTATTTTACTTTTAAGTCTATAATAACTAATGGCTTTTTCATTTATGTCTCCAATTATTTTATTTAATAATGGTCTTATTTTTCTTGCACTATCTATTGCTGCACTCAAATTACCATATGTATTTGTATAATAAGGCTTCTTTGGTAGATGCTTTCCATGTATTCTATTCTTCCATACCCATTTACCCAGACCTTTTACTGCTTCTTCTTTTGTTATACTTATGCGCTCATTCGTTCCTTCTTCTTTCACAACGAAAGAGTCTTGTCGCATCTCTAAGTAACATTCACCCATGGATCTCTCCGTTATATATTATTACATATTTATTCGTTTCTTTGATGCGGAGGCGGAGTATGCCGCCATCTTTATCTATTTTGCTTTTAAGTTTATAGTAATTAATTTCTTTTTCCCACACGTCCAATGTCACTTCCGCTACTTCCTCTTTGTTTAAGGCTTTTAGGTCGTTGTCCACGTTCGTCAACATCGTAACGTTACCTGGGTCCGTTAATACATAAATCTTCTTTTCTCCTTTTCTTTTCACCATCCTCAGTTCCACGCTAAACCTCCAATTTTGCTCTTTCGGGTCCTACCCATAATGTTTGTTTATTATTATGGGACTGTTCGCGTTCGTTCCTTAAGTTACAGAGCAGTTTAACACCGAGTGGCTGAAAATGCAAGTAATTGTAACACTAGTTATCGATAAATTACGAAGTAATTATCTACAATACCCCCTACAATGGTTCTCTCTCGGAGAGAGAGGACCCAGGGGTAACTCTGTTTTATGCGGAAGGGTGGGTTGGTATCTCAGATAAAACCAAATTATCTACAGTAGTCGCTGGGAATAAATAGACGCACGAGTACTCGGGTGCAGGTTAACGGACGGTAAGTGACTCGTGACCAAAGAGGAAGGACCCGACCTATACATACCCCCCGGATAAGTGTCCATAGGGGACTCTTTAAGGGGTTATTCAAAGGAGGAAGTTATGAAATTAATCAAGAGAGATGTCTGTCTGTGGGACGGGAAAAAGAGTACCCCCGAGGAGAAGAAGTTAGTCCAGAAAGGCCTCAAAGAGGGGGAACTCTCCCTTAAGTTTAAGGGGCTAGCGCTAGTCTTCATCCCGATGACTGGGGCCAAGGGCATGAAACCAACTGGGGAAGCCAAAGAAGACTGGTGCAAGCTTCCTTACGGCGCAAGCGTTGAACTGAACTAAACGAAAAATTACCCCCCCGAGCTTAGGGAGTCGGGGGTAAGAGCGTCCCGTTTACCCCCGACAGGGACCAACTAACGGACGGAGGCTGAACGCGCAATAAGTGTGTGTTCAATATATCCCCCTGAAAGGAGAATACAATGGCAGAGACTAATTGTTTGGCAGTACTAATGAAGATTAGAAAGATCGAGGGGTTAGAAGTTAAGGATTCTCATTATACGGCTGACGGACTAACGTGCGAGATGACTGACTCTCATGGGGAGAGTTATAATCTTACAATCACGCCTAAACCAGCAACAGCGGGGAAGAAATTAACCCTATTCGGGATGCTGGGAACTCTAGCAAAGGGGGGAACGTGTACTACTACTCATAAAGTTAAATGCTGGAAAAAAGAGGGGAGATAATTATGGCAGAGTTATGGTTGGACTTTGACGATCTAGTAGAACAGACCATAGAGCAAACAGAAACTTGGGATAACTTAGGTTGTCACGTGATTACATTCTGTGATGGTCAAAAGTGGCTCGATCCTTGGGCTGACAACGAAAAAGTAATAATAATGGGGGATTAATTATGATGAAAATTTTGAAAACAGCGTTTAATGTGATAACAGTAATTGGGTTGTTTGGCTGTTTGTACGGCTTTATTTGCATAATGTTCTGTTTATAATAGAATTAAAGGGAGGTTATTATGAATAAACACACACCCCCTTCTTCTTACATGTCCCTAATAATGGACGGCACCTGTAACGAAGCCCAGCAGAGGATAGTTGAATGCCTACTCTTTCAGGTGGACGACCATGACTTATCTAAGGACGACCTGGAGAAGGTACTAGAAAATCTGAAAAATCAACACAAATCTATAGAGGATACGCTGAAAGATAAGTAGGGGGGGAAGTGCAATCTCCCAACTAACTCGAAAGCCACAGAACTATTTAGAATTAATACCTAAATAGGTCTTTGAGTGTTTCTTCGTCCCTGAAAGGGATTGCATTATATGAAGCACTTAATGTGAAGGAGGTTCCCCCGTGAGCAATTTACGGGGTTATTATAGCATCGAGAGAGAAAGCGTAAATATAGGCTTTTACCTAGCTACGTTATAAGTTTCTCCCTCCCACTAGTACCAATTAGGCCCCAACTAACTAATTACAGTGAACGCGCCAGTTGGTTGAAACAGAGACAATTAGCCCCCTAATTCCTAATTAGGTGATTATGGCGTCAATGGGTGGTAACCTAGGTCTCTAAGAATTACAGAAGTAGTTTCCTCTAGACAAACAAAAACGTGCGTGGTAAAATGAGCTGGCTCATAAGGAGCGGGCAAGTTAACCATGCAGCGTAGCTACGGCTGCGCTACTAAAGGAGGTAGTTATGAAGAAGACAGACGGAAAAGTTAAGAAGAACGCGGTAAAGAAGGCTATGGCAGTAGGCCGTTACCTACAATCAGTCAAGTCATACCACCAGGGAGAGACATGGAGGGCGTCCTTCTCCTTCTCTTCAGAACCATTAGGACCCATTGTAGAACGTAGGGAGTTTGAAGGCGAGAATGCAGAAGAAGTACTCAAGAAGGGTCTTCTAACCATCTGAACTATTTCAGAGAGTACTTGTAATTAATGACTTTCTTAGATTACAATAAACAAAGACAACCGTAAAAGGAGGAGTTATGACTAGGGTAGAAGACCTAACTCAAGAAAATGAAATTTGGCAAGTGAAAATAGCAGGAGACGAAGACGTATGTGATAGCAACGTAGAAATAATACTACAATCAGTAGATGATGACGTACCAAAATAAACGTGCCTGCTGATAATTTAACTTGGTTGCGGGTAGGTTAAGGGACTAAAACCACTTGAACACCTATTAAGGATTTTTGGGTTGAGTCTCTTTCTTTTTGATTGGAGGATAGTATGAGTAAATTAAAACGCTGGAAGGTAGATACCATAGGGGGAAAAGTAGTTATAGTAACAGAAAAAAACGAGCTGATCGTAGAAGTAGGTGAGCTTACGATAGAGAACTGTTACAACGCAAGACTTATGGCTGTCGCACCTGAGATGCTCGAAGTACTTGAGAACTCGCTAACAGACACCGACGATGACCACGCAAGGGAAGTAGTGCAAAACGCAATCAACAAAGCGAAAGGCGGCACAAAATGAGAAAACACACAGAAGGGCCGTGGGAAGTAGAAAGGGTCAACAAGGCAGATTTACGCATCACTGCACCATCGAGACATATTGCAAAGCTTGTACGATATGGCAGCGCGGTAGAACAAAACATGGATTTTGGCGATGCCGCACTGATCGCCGCCGCACCTGAGATGCTCGAAGTATTGAAAAGTTTTTCTGCTATGGCAACCTCATATGGGTGGAATGAGCTACCTGAATGTAGGGGTGACATTTTAAATGACACTAAAAAGCTGCTATCTAAAATAAAGGGGGACTTATGATGACATTAGAAATAGGGGGGGGGAGTGTATTCCCAAATCCAAACAGTCATAAATCACACGATGGAATGTCTATGTGGAGTTATTATTTTGCTCACGCCCCAAAGACAGATGAAGAACATATTGATATGATGAGGCGAAGAGAAAACGGTATGATGAAGAGCGATAGTCACTACCATGAAAAATCAAAAATGGAACTTATAGCAGAGCGTAACGGAGAGTACGCAGACGCTGCTGTAAAAGAACAACAGAAAAGAGAAGACTTACGATAAAGACATTATCATAGAGCTGTTTAACCATGCTTACACTAAAAGAGAAGTTTTTACCCGCCTAAACCGATCAGGCATCATCAACAGGGCAGCGAGGAGGCTAATATGGACGTCGTAGTACACATAAACAGATGTCAAGATTGTAGACACCTCGACCACAGCGGGGGGCACACAGAAGATGAAGCGAAAATGATCTGTGGTCACAAAGGAGCCGTTCCTTCAAGAAAATCAGTAGGGGACGACAACTTCCATTGGAAGTATAGAGTGCTGAAAGAATATAAAAAGGGAATTATCCCTGATTGGTGTCCTTTACGTAGAGGATGTAAATACTAAGGAGGAAGTTATGGTAATGGAGAAAGCACCAAAAGATATGACATTGTGTACGATTGAATGTATTGTAATGCCGAATGGAGAAATTATTATAAGTGGCAAGACCATCGGCTGGATAGATAAATTAGGGAAGTATGTAAATACTATAAATACTATAAATAAAAAGAAGAAGAAAGTAAAAATAGAAGTTACATGCGGCATGGCTGAGATAGTAGAGTGTCCAAACTGATATGGAGGGAACATGAAGCTTAGCTTGTTACAGAAAATTAATAATAATTATGTATGGTTACAAGATTGTATTTGTAATGATCTAAAAGAAGCGAGAATCATTGCAAAACAAACTGAAGAAGCTAATTCACATAAGATTGAAGTAGTAATAGCAAAAGACACAACTAACAAAGGAATCGGGGCCATAATCCACAATCCAGTTATATTAGATCTTTATAATTATGCATTTAAAAAGCTTGGAAGTAAAATACACGACACTAAATAGGAAAAGACTATGGTAAAAATAAATAGGACAGAAGAAGAAGAAGAAAAGAGAAAAAAAGAGCAAGCCAACACATATGACGAGCTTGTACAAAAAAGAATTAGGGGGGTATTCACAGCTGTCTGTGAAGCGATCAGAGAAGAAATAACTATTGTAATTAAAAAAGACCCCGTTATGACTGCTTGTGTAAAGCTCATCACCAACGATTGCTTCCCCCATATAAATGGTGATTGGAAAAAACGGATTTTAAGTCAGATTATGTTAAATGACATAGACGCTTTATTAGACAATAATAACGTCAAAAAATATGGAAGGAGGGTATTAGATCGAAGCATTAATAACGCTATCGATGAGCTTATGATGGAGACTCAACCAACATCCTTAAAGAAGGGGGCATTTAAATGAATTATAAACTGAACGACGATCACAGCGTAACTAAATGTACGACTGAAGAATTAATTAAAGAATTAGATGATACATATAAAACCGACAAGAGAACTCTAGGTAAAGACATAATTAACGGGGCCCTGATTTCTACTGTATTTTTGGGCATAGATCATAACTTCACTAATGATGGCCCTCCTCTTATCTTTGAGACTATGGTATTTTACGATTCCAATAGTGAAGACGAACAGGAAAGATACAGCACATACGACGAAGCTATGGCAGGACACAAAAAATACGTAAAAAAATACAGTAGCTTTCAAATGAAGATTAGAATGTATATCACAGCTATCTTTAACCTTTAACCACCCCGCTTGAACCCAACAGGGATCAGCAACAAGGAGACATATGAAAAGAAGATTATTTCAATTAACAGTCAGACAAAATGACAAAGGGTACTTTTGGCACTTAGAAGAAAAAATTAAACGCTGGATTTTTAGTGGTTATATAATACGAGAATACGTTAGCTCGTCGTGGGTAAATGCCTATTATAAAAGCGTCGAAGAAGCTAAGCTCGAAGCTTTAGGATACTTAAAGCGTTCATTTTATTTAAACACGTCAGAAGTAGAGGTTATTATTCACGAAAAAGATGGAACAGAAACAGCTTACGCACACAACTTGGCCCTATAAAAGGAAAAATATTATGGTATTTTCAATGATAATAGAAATGAAAAGGAGGAATACCTATGAAGAACAAGCATGAAGTGAAGCTTAATGGGGTAAGCTATAACGTCATGGTTGATTATAGTGTGATTAATGACGACGCATACGGAGCCGACGCTGATGGAAATAGGGGGGTACCAGTCACTTTTATTGAGTATGATTTATTTGACGCCGTAGCAAGCCAAGGTGGAGCCGTAACAGATAAAGCCACTTTAGAAAAATTAGAAGCCAAAATTGATGAATACATTTTAAACAATCATAATGAATAATCGTCCCATTTAATCCCAACATTAATCTGCTGGGGTGGGGGAATAAGGAGGTTTAAATGGCAAATCCTAAGAAACTAGTATGCGAATTTTGCGGTGCAGAAAAGAAGGAAGTAACGTTTACAATCGGTGCGTGTTCAAGAGATCACATCGATTGGTGCATGATCGAAGGTACTGGCAAAATGGCATGTCCTAAATGTTATGAGAAAGCAAGCGCAGAAGGACAGAAGAGAATAGACGACCACATTAAAGCTACTAACAAATTTATTAACAATGGAGGACACCATTATGTGCGAGACGCAAAAGATAAAAACCACTAAATCATTCGCAGTGCTGTTGCCTAACGGCAACGGTAAGTACATCCATCTCGATACCGTTTATTATGGCGGTGGGGAAATTATTGAAGCATCAGAAGTCAAAGCGAAACTAGTTAGGCATGACGGTTACAATCCCGTGATCGTCGTCAAGGAGGTTTGATTATGGAATTAACAGCAGAGAATGTGTCTACGGTATTTGAAGATTGCTTATACAAAGATGGCGAAGACACGGCAGACCACGTAAAAGTAGAGGGAATTATGATGGACATCGGATTTAATCCCAAGAAGCTAGAACAGCACAAGCAAGAAATTATAGAGATGCTGATGGAATTGCCAGACGCTTTTAAAACATCAGGCGGGGGTGGGCACACATTCTTATATGCTTGTAATACAAAAGAGGATCGTCAATGGGGCGAGCATCGAAACATGGAGCAGCTAATGTTATTGGGGCTGGGCACAGGGCAGGCTGCTTATTGCTTACCAAGAGAGATATGGAGTTCTCTCCCTGGTGGTATGCCATACTTTGCCGTCATAGACGTAGAACCCAAAAAGGAGGTGTGATGGCTTATAAAGACATAGAAGAATTCTGATGTTGGCCGTCCACAAAACACAAAAGACCCAAAAAGGCACTTTTTGTGTGCCTAGGCTGCAAGCCACCCTATGAAGAGTATGTGTGGAAGCACTACGACAAAAAGAATGGCTTGTGTTATGGGCGTTTATATTTACCAGACGAACTTTTCAAGACCAAAGGGGCAGTCTATTATCATAAATTAGAGTTATTATTTAAACCTTAAAGGAGGTAGAATCATGAGTCATTTTTTTGTAGCGGCAATCGTGCCGAGTGGAACAGAGAACATAGAAGATTTTATTACTAACAATATGAGTAGATACGACGAGAACAAGGAAATCGAGCCATATAAAGAAGAAGTAGATCATGTACCTATGATTGAATTTTATAAAGTACACAACATTAAGGAATTAGTAAAAAAGGTAAAAGATTGGAATGGAAATGAAGGATTTATTGAAGATGAAAAGCTTTATTGTATGAACACCTATAATCCAGATTCTACGTGGGATTGGTATAGAATCGGCGGCAGATGGGATGGCGTTATACAGAAAATTGAAAGATTATCTGAAGATAGAGGGTTTAATTTTAATGATGACCATCAACAACTAGTAAACAACGTCACAACTACAGAAAAATTCATTATAGATGAGATCACAGCTTTTGCCGTACTAACACCAGAAGGAGAATGGATTGAGAATGATAACAAATCATACAATATAGTAGACAAATCAAAACGATTAGCAGAACTTAAAATTATTATGGAAAAATATCCAGATCATCAGGTTGTCGGCCTAGATTGCCACGTATAGTACTGGTGCTATCTACACAAAAAGATCAAGCTGTGATATGATTTTGGCGCATTGCGTTTTACTCATTTTTACCAGCGCTGATAACAGCGCGCACCTAAGAAGATCAGACAGTACTCTAGTATAACGGGGGTTCGCGACTCTGTGAGAAATCTTCTTGGGTGTCCTTTCAACTTTAACGCAGTAAAAATATAGAAGGAGACCAATTATGGCAAATCATCCAAATCATCCAAGAGCACCACTTAGCAGCAGGAATCCAGAAGTCTGGAGGTACATAAGCAGGGCAGCCCTTACAGAACAAGGCATACGCATTATAATAAAAGAGATAATCGATTGCACACCAAGGTCGATGAAGGCCAAAACGATCTATGAATCCTTCGCGTCGGCTTATCATGAGTATAAAGAAGAGAACCCGCATTGTATGAATTAGTCTCCCACTTTAACCAATCAGGGTTCATACACACAAGGAAAACAATGTGATTCGTATATGGAAGAAAAAAGGTGAAATTTTATCAATTGTTCGTGATGGAGGGTGTGAATGGAAGAATAAAAAACTAGTACCTGTATTTTATACAGAAACTGTTATACCTTCATGGGGTCCCAAAGGACAATATTGGGAAACACCAACCTGTAGGTATAACAGACATCATCTTTGGTATTCAAAAGGAGAATTCCTTTATGATCAAATAATTAAAATGATGGCAGACGCTAAAGATGTCTGTTATATCTAAAAGACATAACATATAAGGAGATAAAATGAGCAATGTAATAGAAAAATATATAGAACTTACAGAGATTTTAGTGCCGTACATAATACCAGATCAAAACACAAATACAATAAAAACCAATCTACATAATACAAAACAAAGTTTATTAAATGCACACAAAATTTTATCAGATAAATTTAGTATTGTTCACTTTCATATTAAAAGTGACGCTAGTTGGTATTCAACTAATTTACCAAAAATATCTCATTTAGAAATAGAATGGAATAAATACTCAACCGCAAGGTATCAAAGCGCACTTTTTAGTGGGAAAGCTGTTAAATCTTCTTATGGCACGACATCAAGTATACAAGCATATGTACCAGCCAATCAAAAAGGCTCACTTATACGTCATGGATTTAGAAAAGCTGATTCTGAAAAATTAACACAATACACCTCCTCAAGAATTACAAAAATGGAATGCCCCTTTAAACGATGGGACAAATGGATTATTAAAGCAATTAATCAGACCATACAAAAATTACCAGAACTATTAAATAATATTGATCCAATTAGATGGCGAATGAATAATATAGTATATAATCATCATTCCGAAGGTCACCCAACTCTTATGCTTTCTTTTAAAAGAGAATGGGATAAAGTACGATTCCATGAACAAATACAATTTTTAGATTATGTATTAATAGGATCAGATCCAGATAACCCAGAAATACCACTTGAATACATTAGACATCGATATCATCCAGTTGTCTCATGTGAATGGATACAAGCACAAAATCTTTTTACAGCAATAAAAAGCTTAGATTCATTATTTAGACATGTAAGCGCAACCGACATACACAAATACATAAATACACCAGAAGGCCCACTTAAAACTGCACGAATGAATCGCTTGCATACCAAAGCCGTACAAAACAGCATTCAAGAATAACCCATTTAACCCCAACTCTGCTCTACTTATTTAAATAAAAAAGGAGCCAATAATCTAGCTAGAGAGATCTAGGATTATGGTGTTTTCTAGACAGCGCGTTTTGGCTGTGCTAAAATCGGCTCATCTTAACAAGGCGAGCGCACAAAGGAGGTACAACATGTTCGACGACGTACCAAAGTTTCTAAAAGAGATAGGAGATTATCGAATAGGCGGCATACCAGCCAAAGAAATCATCAATTTCCAAGTACAAATGCATAAAATTTACATAAAACTAGGATCACGAAATTATGGGTATAGAAACATAGAGATCAAAGAAGACCAAGCTTACAGAGAAGTCGACGACCCAAACGAGATACTGAAATATAACACATATATAACAGACATGTGCAGATTCTTCAAATATGCCAAAGATTACAACATTCCAAATGGCAATATATCACACAGTATGCTACAGCTAACTTATACACCGCATAGCTATGACTACCGAGCAGAAGATGGACGTCTAGAATTTAAGGTTTACAGAACAACCTCATACGGCATCAGCAGCAGAGGGACAATTAATCACATTACGATAAACATGAAAGACAACACAGAAGGACTAGATGTAATACGAAGAGGATTAAGAATCTTGGGAGGAGCAAAGAAGAATTTAAAGTACATTTCTAAGAACAGCCTACGAAAATTTATCAAGGGCAAGTTTGGGATAGAAGAAACCGCATATCTTAACATGTTGTTAACCCAATCATTACAGAATCTAATGACGAAGGAGGTCAAATGACAGCCAATAATATTGATCTAATGGGCCAGGTAAACACCGTAGTAGACGGATTTACAGGATCTTGCGTCAATTACAAAAAATTGAAGGAAGATCTTAATCGCCTGCTACCAACAAAAGTTTTACCAAATTCGATCTCAATCGGCAATTTACATCTTAATATACAAGAAGAACATGAACCCAATACTATTGATTTTTCTATTGGGCTAACGTATCACTTGAAAACGCTGGATTATTCTATAACTCTTAAATTACAGAGAGATTCAGAGGACATCGGCAAGATTAAGGCAGATACCAGAGCAAGTTTTGGTCATAAAATGACGTGCGGCGTACAAGCAAAAGAGGAGACAACATCGGTGAGCATGGGAGAGGCTATCGACAAGACAATTAATTTTCTAAATCAAACATTTAATTAACCCTTTACAAGGAGGTAAGCATGAAAGCAAGCGAAGCAAGAATGTTAACAGATTTATGGATTAACACATCTGATTTACCACCACTCATTATGGTAGGCGGAGCAGGAGTAGGCAAGACACAAACAGTAACAGATTCATGTCATGACAACGAAAAATATCTAGAGATCATCCGTGTTGGCTCGTTGGATAGCCCAGGAGATTTACTAGGTTTACCAGAAATTATTGATGGAGTAACAACGTTTACAGAGGTAGAGATGTTTAAACGTCTTGAAGATGGGGGCGTACTTTTCTTAGATGAAGTTAATAGATGTAAGCCAGTACTCATGGACTCTATTATGCAGATTTTAGATCAGAAAAAATTGGCGAATTATGATCTATCACACTGCTCAATTATTGGGGCCATGAACCCCGATACAGATGATTATAGTGTGACCGAGATGGACAAAGCAGTTATTGATCGTTGTCTCTTTATTAAAGTAAATAATGAAGTCCCAGAAGTGGCAAATTACTTTTCATCACGCGGATACGACGACAGAATCGCAGAGCTTGCAATTCTTGGAGATCACAATGTTAAATGCTCTACTGATTGTACATTACCCATTAAAGATTTCACACCACGAGGACTTAATCAATTAAGAATGATCTTACCTGTGGTTGACAATGTGAGTGAAGATATTGGTTTAGAACTCATTAATTCTTGTGTTGGTCCACAAGGCGCAGCAACATGGAAGAACAGGTCAATCTTAAAGACAATCCCTACAGCCTCATTATTTCTATCTGCACCAGACCAGCACCAAGTAGAAAGTATGGACCCACTCGCTAAACGAGTCTTACTCCTTCGTATTAATAATTGGGTAGGTAATAATAAACCCAAAAATTCTAATAATTTTACAGAAACAATGTTAAGATTCGGCAAGGCACAGATTGGTCATATCATGAGATACATGCCTAACATCAACAAACGTCTTAATAAAGCCAATGATAAGTGTGCTGAAATGATGAAAGATATCATCGATCTTATCAGCAATTAACCCCATTCAGCCCCAACAGTGATCAGCTAAGGGGGGGAGAAAAAAACAAAGGAGGTAATATGCGTACCAGATTACAAAATTGTTTGGTTAAGCTGGTATTCACAGACCCGTTACTCCAAGAGTTTACGGACTATGTGAAATTTCAAGAGAGACCAAAGAAGCCCACAGCAGGTGTAACAATGGATCATAGTAATATTAATATAGGATATAATAAAGAGTGGATTGAAAGTCTAGACGACGAAGCATGCATGTTTATAGTCAAACATGAATTATGGCATGTAATTCTTGCCCACGTATTTTGTAGATTAAAAGACCGCACACTAGACAACATGGCAGCAGACATTGAGATTAATCAAGACCCTTTTACTAAACCACCAGCGAGTCTTGCAGATAACGTATTAACTTATAAGCTATTTAAATTACCTATTAGTGAAAGTAAAGAGATTTATTATAAACATCTACAATCCAAATCCAACAAAATGCTCCAACAAACAGGGGGAGAATCTGAACAAGGAGAAGAACAAAAAGAAGGAGAACAAAATCAAAAAGGAAAACAAGATCAAGAAAAAGGAAAAAGTAATACATCAAAGAGTATGAAACCCATCGATGATCATGATTCATGGGGTGAGAACAACAATAGCCAAGCAATAGAAGAGATCTGGAGAGAACGAATAAGTATGGCAGTTGAACAAGCCAAAGAAAAAGGAAACGTACCAGAAGCGATTATAGAAAAAATTAGAGCCAAATGGAAAAGAAAACGTGATTTAGTTAAAATACTTAGACGCGTAGTAGGTAAATCAATTTCATCAAGCGTACAAGAGTCTTCTTATTGGAGGCGAAGAAACAGAAGATTCCCCAATTATGCAGGAAGCCGATGTATGTATGGACCCAAATTTATAATAGCTGTAGATACTTCAGGCTCAATGTCACAGAAAGAATTAGAAGATGCATATAGTATTATCAACTGGATTAAAAAACAAGGATATGAAGGAAAACTCCTACAATGTGACGCGGCGGTAACGGGAGTGATGGACATGAGTAAAATGAAATCATTAATAGAACTCAAAGGTAGAGGTGGTACAAGCTCCAAACCAGTTTTTAAATGGATAGAAGAGAATAAATATAATCCAGCCCTATTAATCTTCTTTACTGATATGTATACAGATTTTCCTGATAAGAAACCACCCTACAAAGTAGTTTGGGTCAATACTAATAAAAATCACGACCATGCGAAACCACCATTTGGAAAAGTAATAAACGCATAGAAAGGAAAAAATGGGTGACATAATAGAAATATCAACACTTACAGAATCAGATATTGGGAGGTGGGTTATTTATAAGGCTGGATTAGAAGGTGAGATCGGTAAGATTAAATCATGGAATGATATATTTATTTTTGTAGTTTATAGCTGCAATGATAACTGGGACAAATTTCAAGAGTATACAGCAGAAGCCACAGAACCAAATGATTTGATTTATAAAACATAAAAAGGAGAAGGACAATGGCTTATGAACTTAAACACAATCTAGATCCAAAGTGTCCATATTGTGGATATGAAGACAACGACGCATGGGAGTGGCGAACTGATGAAGCTGGTATTGACGGTAGTGGAATCACAAAATGTGGAATGTGCTCTAAAGATTTCAAATGGTTTCGTCATGTTAGTATTACTTATTCAACAGAAGCCATAAATACACCAACTCAGAAGGGGGGTGAGAGTGAAGACAAAGAAGTTAAAGAAACATAGGTATGATGATTTGTCTAACCCAAGTGGTCTGATTAAAAATCAAAAATGGATAGTAGAGAAACTAGATAATCTATTATATGACAGATCAATTATGACATGGGCACATGCAAAAGAAATAACTATATCTAATACTGGTCTGTCACTTGAAGACGCGGTGAAATTAATACACCCATACCACCTTAAGAATATAAACTGGGTTAAACCATCGTCAATACCAGATGATATAACTATTAGAAGGGCTTTCCAATACGCGGCTCACGTATCAAGTTGTAATAAGGGAGGTACTATATATCTTGATACTGAACCCCTAAATGATATAGATAAATAATATGACTGAAAAATCAATGTGTCCAAGATGTACTTCAAAAAGAACGCCACTACCCAGATGCGATGGGTCATACACATGCAAATGGTGCGGGCAAAGATGGAAAGGAGACACAATAATACCCTCTTGGGATAGAAGACCAACAATGGAACGGTTGGGATTGAGTGACCCTACAATAGAGTCACCGAAATCAACCAAAAGAAAAAGGAGAAATACCATGGCTAAAGAATCAAAGAATATCGTGTTAGAAAAAGAGGGTGATGATATCCTCGTACTCAAGATCGACCAAACACAGGATTTTGGCGCATCAAAAAGTGGCAAAAACTTAATCGTTGCTACAACTAGTGGTGAGATGAAGTTGGACAATGGATTGTGTCTTAACATCAATGTATATCGTAAGGCAGAGGCATCACCAGTAGATGAAGAGTAAGCCCATTTATCCCCACCAGGGATCTGCTAATTGATAATGGAGAACGACAATCGATAATTGACTAGGAGGACGACCATGAGCAAAGTAACAAAGAAAAAAACAGCATTAGCTTTTTCAAACGAAACCTACACCTGTACTGCTAGTGACTTGGTAGAAGAACTTTACAAAGTCAAAGATAAGAAAAAAGAGATTACTAAGCGGTACAACGAACTCAACGACGAGCTTAAAGGTATGATGAAAGTCGGTGAAACAGTAAATGGTTACACAGTATCAGTCACACTAGAACAGAATGAGCGGCTGATGGTACAAGTAGAAGCTTTAAAGAATGCTTATCCAGAAGCATACCAAGATTGTTTACAAGTAGAACTAGCTGTAGCAGAACGAAAATTTGGTAGAGATAATCTAGAACTTATTGGTACTAAAATACCATGGCAAAGAAAATTTAAATTCGCACCGAAAGAGAGGTAATGTGTTAGAACAACAAACTACAAAGTTTGATCAACCTATTGAGATTAATGGTACTAGGGCCACCTGTAGGAAGTGTAGTCATGATATTTTCAAACTTCAAAAGGCAGTTAAGAAAGGGCATAATGGTGAATGGTACTGCATGTTTAAATGCAACCGCTGCGGTGCCATACACCAATGCCTACAATCTGATGTAATGGAGTTTGAAACTTTACCACAGTGAGGTTTTATGAACACGGACAGACTAGAAGGAAAACATCTTAAAGTGCAAATATTGCACATAGACCGCATGCCTTTTGTTCCTCCGTGCGAAGTAAAACTAATACGCATTATGTCACAATCCCACAGGGGAGCAGAATTTAATAACGGTAGTAGCAACCATAGCATGCATAATTGCTTCTGGTCAAGTAGAAGCTTCATATTATGTAGTGACCCAGTAGGTCCTAGTATACATGACGAAGATTTTGGTATGAATGTAAGAGGATGCTATTTAGGTAGTGATTGGCGCGCTTTCATGTCTCCAAGTGAAAACTGGCTAAATCTAATGATTCAAGCTGTACAAGAATATAATGTATTTTATGGAGAAAAAAGACCACTTGACTTATCTGAATTTGTAGAGATTATTGATAATAGACAAGCAAAGGAGGAAATATGAGTACAAAACTACCAATCGCAGGAGCGGCGCTAGGTTATGCAGTAGGAGAAAAGGTAGGGGCGAATACAGTTGGTGGAGCCGCAACAACATTTTTTTCAGTAGCGGCGATAATGATATTAGTACCGATCGTACCAATGCTGTTGCTCGCGTTATGGGGGTGCCTAGCTTATGGCCCCTATATGTTTATAAATAACATCGAGCGCATCCACCCTTTGCTAGCGTTCGCACCAAGTCTTGTCAGCACCATAGGTCTTATAATCGGTATTTATGCTGGTTATAGAGTCTATCTAAGGAACAGAACAGCCAAGAACACAGAGAAGATGTTGCGAGAAGCCTTCGTACGCGCAGAGTATGTGAATCAGCAAATAGCCTCACGTATCCCACCACCTGCCAAAGAGTGGGTTGATAGATACAATGAGAAACTCAAACAAGTCATGGACTCATCCACTAATAAGTCATTTGACCCCAAATATCCGCACCACGAGAATCTCAATAGCGAGGATCTGGAAATCGTGTACGATTATTTCATGCGTGGAGACAACGACCCAGTACGAAATTACATACTATACCTAGAAACACGTCCAGCAGAAGAGCGTGCGGGGATTATGAAAGAGATCACAAAACATGTCAAGGACATGAAAGCCATACTTTATGATATTGAACATAAAACTCGTACCAAACAACAACAATTTTATGGAAATTAAATGAACATAATGTATATGTATACCGAGTTAAAGAAAGGTGGGGAGCGATGGTAGAGCGAAAGCGAATAACTTGGACATACATAGAAAATACCAGTTTCAAGGGGAACTGTCGTAAGGATAATAGCCAAAAAGGCCCTTACATCTAAAACCCTAGCAGGTTCGATTCCTGCCACCGTCTGATGTTTTAAAATTAATGCAACCAAAATAAGGAGAAGCTATGAAAGAAGAAGAAGAAAAAATAATAAGCTTAAAAACATGGATGATTGCATCATCTAATGAGATCATCAAAGATCGTCAAATACAACCACATCATGTCAATTTAAAAAAATTCGAAACATTAAAAGATGAAATCCCAACTTGTGGAGTAATCGACGACATTAATGCTCCAGCCCTCGCAGCCAAATGCAATGAATTAGTAGATTTATGTAATGTATATTCACAAGTAACACAATCATTCTATCTAGCTGCACGCAAAAGACGCAAATCTGAACAAGCCCTTGCACTATTGGAGAGGTCAACTACCTATTTCACTGAGAAAGAAATTAAGAGTACCGATAAAGCTAAATCAGCATATGTAGATATAGATGAAGAATCTATTAAATGGGTAGAAATAGAAGATATGTGGAATGTATTATCTAAATATTTCTCTACCCTTCACGATGATTTCCGAGATAGACACATCTGGTATCGTAGAATTATTGAAATGAAAATGTCCCAGATGACTAAATCATAGGGTACCTTTACAAAAGTTATCAGTTGTGCTATAATGCATGTGAGTTCTTTGAGAAAGTGTAATATTTATTGCTTGTCTTCCTCCGTTATGTGAGCTGTTGGGGGGGGTGGGGATTCTCTTGACTCCATCCCCCTTGGCACCTCATTTAATAAAAAGTTAAAATATTATGACAAAATTAAAAAATAAAAAATTTACTATAACTGCTCTTTTACACAAAATCCTTAACAATGCACAATCCTTAATGTATAAAGGTACTAATTTTGACAATATAATCAAAGAAGCTATTAAACATCATAACCAGGGGGGAAAAACGATGCCAGTACAGAATGCAATAGTAACCAAACTAATCCAAGAGATTAACTCCACCAGAGCCTATCTTGACTCTATTTCAGGATTAGGTGGAGGCATGGTAACAATTCAAGAGTTAACAGTTAAATTACATACACAAATTTACAATGACGTTAAAGAATTGGGTAGTAAATATCAACAACTACTTATGAAGTATGAAGAGATTCAAAACGCTACAAAAATTCCTACTCCAGTAAAAATAACACCACAACCAAAAACACCAAAATCAAAGGAATAATACTATGAGTAATTATAAATATGACAAGACTTTAGGACTGCCTCCATTTGTAAGTGCCATTGGCAACGGAGACCCACACAACATCAATGACGTCGCAAAAGAATGCCGAGCATGCGCTATTGACTCAGGTTTTCTATTACATGACAAATTACCACAATTAGTAGCCTTCATAAGTGAAGTTGGCGAATGGGCAGAAGCTATCCGAAAAAATGATAGGGCGAATGAAATTGAAGAAGTAGTAGACATCATAGTTAGAATCTTTGCATATGCTGAGGAACATTTTCCTAATTCTTGGCATGCCAATCTACTACAAAAGATGTTTTTTAATCGTAATAGACCTTTTAAACACGGGAAGGAATTCTAAATGCCACAGCCCAATAAAAAATCGAAAAGACTAGAAAAAGCAATCGCACAAGATAAAAAAAAGAAGACAGCATCTAAAAAACAAATTACAAAATCTAAAATAGTAAATCCATCAGGTTATGAAGAAGCTGTAGTAGGTGATAAAACATACTACATCAACCACTCAAATAAATCAACATTAATTAGTAAAAATGGACCTCTAATAAAGGGGAGGAGGGCCTATAATATTTCATTAGACAATGGAGAAACAAAAATTGTTAATAATATGTACTTTGGAATATATGAAGAGGTATTACAAATAATCAACAAAAAATAGAGAACGGGGGAACAATGACTGCTGTTAATAATCGCATGCCATCTACATATTTTAATTCAATACCAGTATATCCACAAACAGAAATAAATAAGAAAGTTAAGGGCTTTGAGCACGCAAAAGACAAAGCCCTTAAAATTCTTTGTGCTACGAAAAAGGGGATCACATCGATCTGTAATTTTTATGACCGATTAATTAAATCAGGTAAACCCCTTGGCACAATGATCTGCGATTGCGATTTACCGAACGTAGAAGGTATCTCATCAGTATCGATGAAAGCAACTAAAAATGTACTAAGAGATAATATATACTCATTAAAAGAAACCAACTCGTTAGACGAACGATATGACATACTATATAAAGTGAAATTAAAAAGCTCCGTAATATTGGAATTATTAGACGACGTTAATGAAAAGATGATTGCTAATGAATATCTATATACTCGTAACCAGATGGTTGAAGCTAACCTACGTTTAGTTATTCATGCTACTAAAAGATATAAAGATAAAGGCGTCGAGTTTAATGACTTAATACAAGAAGGCAACATTGGTCTATTACTAGCGGTAGATAAATACGATTATCATAGAAAAACCAAATTCACCACTATGGCTATATACTGGATTAAATTATGTGCACAACGTGCGGTAGCCAACAGTAGTAAAACCGTCAGAGTACCTGTTCACGTCAACAATAATATGAACAAAATTAATAAAACCATTGTCAAATTAACAACCGCAGCAGGAAAGGAACCCACTCCCGAAGAGTTGGGAAAGGCATTAGATTGGTCAGAAGCCAAGATCTGTAGAGTCATTGAAGCATCACAAAGAGTCACATATATTATTAATGATTCTAACCCATTTCATAATGACGATGACGGCCAACCAAGCTCATATTTAGACGAACTAGCTGACAAACAAGCTTGTGTGGAAGAGGACATAATTAACAAGATGGATATGGACTCATTTAAAAACAAATTACAAGAAGCAATTACATGTCTTACTCCTCGTCAAGAAAAGGTACTAAGATTACGATATGGAATCTTCCCAGTGTACACTATAGATCCCGCTCAAGGCGCACAAGTTTCTGGTAATGAATATATATCAGACAGTCCACCAGATGGCTTACCATGCCGTTTAATAGCTGAAAAAATGAAAGTTTCAACTGAAAGGATCACTCAACAAAATAAGAAATGTATTAAGAAAATTCTTAATCATCCGGCTTTTAAGGATTTTTGTCCGAATTGATTCTATCAAAATCATCTTCAAGTCTCTGCACGTCATCTAATTGGGATGTGGAGACTTCCATTACCAAACAATCCATATCAGGTGCCCAAAAACGATGTTTAAGACCAGAGGGGATATGGTATGAATCACAAAAAGACATCTCTATTTGCTCTTTCTCATCTCCTATTACCAATGTCATTTGTCCTTCAACAATATAAATAGTTTCTGTCTTACGTTCATGATATTGAAATGACAAACGACAACCCTTCCTAATATAAATCATCTTACCAACATAAAACGGAGTCTTAGCCCAGATTTTTTCCCATCCCCATGGTTTATCTACATGATAAACGTCTTTATTTTTCATCTTTATGGTCCTCCAAGTATTGTTTAACTTCATCAGAATAATATAAATGACGCTCACGCAACGATTTTAAAGTACCAAGATCACACCAATCTAAACCAACTGGCACACAATATGCCTCATCAGTCTTCTCTAAAAGCGCATAATCAATAGATATAGAAGGAGCTTCAGCAAAAAATCGCTTACAATCATATGGATCTTTATTATCATGAATACGAGCATATAACCAAGCAAAATCACTATTAACCTTCAATATTTCTTTAAAAAATGTTTCTGAAGACCACAAAAACATACCACTATTCCAATAATAGCCCTTCTCCATATATTCTTGAGCTTTTACACTATCTGGCTTCTCAATAAACTTCTTTACATAATTAGTCCCCCAATGCTTATTAATATAACCATAATCAGTTGAAGGAAATCTTGGTATAATACCAAATATAACTAATTTGTCATCATTAGCATGCATCATAGCTTTAACAATAGCATGATTCATAACCAAAGAATTACCAACATAATGATCTGCTGGTACACAAAAAATAGGACTATGTTTCTCTTCTAAACGCTTAGAGATTTCAAACATTGACCAAAATAATGACGAAGCTGTATTTTTCTTCTCTGGCTCCACAATAATATTTTCTAATGGAAATTCTGAATCAACATGATTCTTTATCTCATTTTTATACTTAACATTGGTAGAAATATAAATATTACGAGGAAGAAACCCCCATGTACGTAAACGCCAGTATGTTAAATTAGTAAGTGATGATCCATCAGAAAAAAAAGGAATAAATTGTTTAGGCTTATCACCAACACGAAGTCTAGTACCATCACCACCAGCCATAATAAGAGCGCTATTTTCCATAAAATCCTTTCTTAAAGACAAATTTTTCTCGACTAGTAGGTCAAATGTTATTAATTAATTATTGACTAATAAACCTTTTTCCTCTATCATCCAACGAGGAACAAGAATTTTGTCTTCATTAATTAATACGCACTGACTCTTTGGAAACCATTCCAAATCGTCTTGATACATGTGAAATTTAAGCCCCCACGCCAACGGCGTCTGAGCGGCTACTGCAGTAAACATCAGGGGAGCCAATTCATAACGTTCGCGCCCATAATGTTGTTCACGTCCATCACATTCTGATGCGGCAACAGCATGTTTAAGATCATGCTTAGTATCTTTTAACTGTCGCTTTAATTCTTTAATCGTTTCATCTCTCTTCTCACAAATTGTTTTATAACTAATTCTTGTCATATTCTTAACTCTCCTTTTCCATCATCTATGATCGACCTACTAGTCGAGAAAAATTTGTCTCCTTTCAAAATACATTTTATAACAGATTATGTTCGTTTAGAAGTATATAACCAAATCTTTTTACCACAATCAAACAACCTATGCCACCCCTTTCCTTCCCAATATTCACGTTCATCAACACCCTCAGGAGGATCTTTCATAGCATGACCAGGCACGCGAGTACGACCCCTAATCCAATAATAAGTTGATTCCACTTCTTTATGAAGATCGAATTCACAGTATTGAAGCACTTTACCATCGTCATACCTATTCTCACTACAGGCCCACAACTCTTTAAATTCAAGGTTATCGTCAATCCATCGAATAACTAAATCCCAAAATGTCCTACAATCAACGCTGGGGCGGGCCGTCATACGAACAATATCTAACTCTTCTTCGCCCCTGAGCACCATGGCGGCAACCACAACGCTTTTTAACCATACGCCGATATAACGTGAACCCTTTTTTACTGAGTCCTTATCATACGTCTGCAGGAAGCCTTTTACATCTCCATATTCACACTCTTTAATAATAGGGTTATTATCAAACTGAGGCTCTTTGTCTCTAATCCTAACGGCTATGTCATTTAAAATAGCTTGCTTGTTGCGGAGCCACTCGTCTTCATAGATGCCGTGATAGACGATATTGTACTGTTGGTACTTATTATACTTCTTCGTATCTTGGTCCTCTCTATGCCATCTCAAACCATTAAATTCTACAGCAAAACTGTGAGCCGGAACGTAGATGTCAACCTTATATTCATCAATTGAGTATTCGCTCTCGGCGTGATAGCCAAGCTCTTTCAAAAAGTCATAAATTTCTTCTGTCGCCTGAGAGACGCGGCTAACACAACCACAGGACGTGACGCGTTTCATTGTCAAATCAGTCCAGTTGGGTTCCCACTTCTTTCCACACCAACACTCGGCTTCAACCTTAAGATGCTGGCCCTTAGTCCAAGCGTTTGACGGCACATCTATGAGCTTAATCCCGGTGTTCTTAAATATAAAGTCATACCAGTCATCAAAATTTAAGGCTCCTTCTGGAAGCGGCGTTACTACATATCTCGCCTTATTAGCGGCGTTAGTGTCCACACACACGGGGCATCTAGTCCACACGGCTCCAGCTGGACGTTTAAATTCATGTCCAAGCGAACACCTCAAAGTAATTAGAGTCTCAGTATGGGGGCCATCACATAACGGCTCAATAGGAACATCAATAACTTCAAACCTCCCTATCTTCTTCCCAATCCAATATTTTCGTCCATAAAATCTACCACCCCCCTGACTATAAAGGGGGCAAGCGATAGAAGCGCCACGCTTAAGCCTCCGCTTACAAATTTCACAAATTCTACCCCATCCTTCAACACGCGCCCATCTATTAGTTTCTATACCACATGCTGGACATGGAGTCTTTTTAATTTTATCTCTAGAATGTGCCATACTCCCATTATAACCTGCCTTGTGTCTGCTATAAATTATCTCCCTACTTATTATCAGCGTTTCTTTATGTTATAATGCTGTAAAGGAGAAAAAATTATGGAACGTGGCAAATTCAACATGTTAGTAGATGCATTCGCAGGAAGTTCAGGCAAAGCAAAAATGTATTGTTATCTTACTGAAAAATATCGCCCAGAGATTCTCTGTTCAACCAATACACCCAACGCCGGACATACTTATAGACAAGGAAACGATATTTTTATCGCCAAAATCCTACCATCTGGCGCTTATATGAGTAAATTACATAAAAACTATAGCCCAATAATTCAAATTGGACCAACAGCCATCTTCACCTTAGAACAATTCGCAAAAGAATTAGATCAATGTAATATTACTACACCAATACATATCCACCCCAGAGCGGGTGTAGTTACCAAAGCACATAAACTCAGAGAAGAAACTGATCTTAATGGACCCAAGTCTATCGCATCAACTTGCCAAGGAAGCGGCACATTCTTATCAGATAAAATCCTTCGCAAACCAAATCTTCGTCTAGCACGAGATTATGACGAATTGGCCTCACATATTAATCCAAATATGGTATACCAATTACATGAACATCTAAAAGAAGGTAAGACTGCATTTCATGAAGTATCACAAGGAATTGGATTAGACATTAATCATGGTATTGAATATCCATATTGTACATCTCGATCTACTAATTCATTACAAGCTATTTCTGACATGGCACCACCCTTAAATAAAATCGGTGACATCTATTTAAATATTCATTCTACTCCTATTAGAGTTGGTAATATTATAGAGAATGGCAATGAAATCGGCAACTCTGGCCCTGGTTATCCAGATCAGAAAGAATTAACATGGCAAGAAGTGGGAGAAAATGCCCAGATGCCACAAGAAGAAATCGACAAATTATATTCCCAACAGTTAACCACAGTCACAAAAAGACTACGACGGGTCTTTACATTCTCTTGGAAAGGTCTCATGGACTCAGTGAGAATATCATCAGCCACTAAATTAATGATAAATTTCGTACAATATATAGACTGGGGTAGTTATAAGGCCAAAAATTGGTCAGGACTTACCCATCAGACACAAGCATTTATCCATCATATTGAAAGAAAAACTGGATTACCAGTAGTCCTCATTGGCACTGGCCCCGATAATGATGACATTATCGATCTCGAATAATAAGGAATAATATGAGCAAAGACAATTGTAATCAATTGATGAAATTAACTGAATGGATGGCTATTACTAAAGCAAAAAAAGACCTTGTAATCGCCTTAAGAGGTACATACTTTCAAGATACCAAAGCCTTTTATGCTCGATTAGAAGAACTATATAGAGATTTTAATGAAGAATTAAAGGATTATAAGAATATTATACGTTCTCTAAATTAATCTGCAAAAAATTCATTCTTACTCTTCTTTTTCTTGCGTTTCTTCTCTGCAGCACGCAATCTAAATCTATAATATCTCACCAATTTAGCCAGATAAGCATCACCCATATGTTTAGGCGTTACAACTTCACCACGAGCGATGGCCTCTTTTAATTTACCAACCATCGCACGCACATGCCCCACCTTATCATTCTCACGAACAAATTGGGTTAAAGTTTTGGTATATTTTGATGGATACTTATCACGCATCTTCTTCTCCTCGGCCATCTTTTCACCTTCTGCAGACAAGTCGATAGGATCGTCATAATTAAATTTAACCATCATCTGAACTAATTTTCGCTCAGTATTATCATTGTTTGAATGGGTCATAACTCTCCGAAAATAATTGAGCATCTAGTCCATAGTCTGTAACTAACAACTCTAGATCCTCTAATTGTTCCGCATCTGTACTAAGACGCTCTTTAAGCGCTTTAATAAACCCCTCAACTTGAGCAAGACGGCGATACTGATAATTTATTACCTGCGCTTGTCCTAGAATTTGATTAAGTAAACTAAGGTATGCTTCATTAATCTCTTTCCAAACAGCCAAACCAGCAATAGCTTCAATACCTACTAAAGATTCAAAAGGACTATTAGACACATCTTTATGGCCCTCAGGAGGGGGGGTTTTGGCTGCCTTCTTGGTACTTTCCTTGCCCTTGAACCCACCATCTCCATCTTGGGGGGTTCCTGGAAATGGAAGACCTAGATTTTCTACCCTTACAGAACCACTCAATCCATTCTGATCTATACCACTCTGAGCCATACTAGTAAGAGCTTCAACAATTATTTGTTTTAAATATTTTTTTAACATATCTATTCCCTATATTCGACGTGTACGTAATCTCTACGTCTCCACTTACCGCCCCATACTAAATGTTTATTACTCATAGCTTTAATTATCCTACCCAATTCTTGATAATCATCAAGATATTCATCCAAATCCCATGACCAACCACCATTCTCATAAATAACAAAATCACAAGCATAACCTACAAGATGACGTGATTTCCGTGTACCACTAGCACCCCTACCATATAATAAATCCTGACGTTTTGAAGTACGCAACGTTTCAAACACACGAAACGGAAGACACGCTTTATCAAGCTCTACTTGAATCTCCTTAACCAAATCACGAAATGGCTGTTTAAGAGCACTTAATCTCGCAATTCTTTTGGTACTAATCGATTTTTTTCCTGTTTTATTAGATCTTTTTTGAGCCATTTGTAATACCTCTCATATCTTTTCTGCCACCCTATATTATGATGATTCTTAATGCCATCCTCAGACAATACTATTTCATCGTCTTCATCATCAAGATGAGCAAGTTCATGAATTAATGTATCTACAATCTCTTCAATGGCCATAAATGCACGGCCCTTTTTTATATCTATAACAATATATTTATCCCTACAATATCCCCAACACGTACCATACTCTTCATCTTTCGGATGCATTAAAGCTATGTCTTTATAATTTTTAATTTCAAACTGTTTAACTAATTTCTTTGCAAACATACGCAAAAACCTTAAAAGTTCTACATCAATAAGATTCGCACTAAACTTTTTAAGCTTGTCCTTCTTACAAGTGCAAACTTTATTAACAACTTCAACAGTTGTAATTTTACTACTCTGCATGGCATGTATTTTAGTTGTCAATATATCATGAGTCACTAAACAGACCCCCTTCACATATTTATACACTATTTACTAGCATCTGTTTTAACAGCAATAATTGCCTTAACTTTCTGAACAGACATTACAACATCAATTTTCTTACCAGCAAAAGCATTACCCTCTTCATCAATAGGAACATCAACAATAAATGCCTTCTCCTGACCAGCCTTCATACCCATAACATTTTCTAACATAATACGCGATTGAGTATTAGAAGGAGGTGTATTAGTATTAAGTGGCATCAACGACTTATTAATGATATTCTTACCTGCACAAGCAGCATCAAATAAAACATATGCCACATCACCTATCTGTACTTCACGATCAACCAATTGCATGCCATTCTGCTTATCCATGGCCTCTTCAAGCTGCTTATGCATATCTTCACCAATCTCATCAACACGCTTATTCAAATCTTCTTCAGACACGATACCAGCTTTAATTATAAACTGAGACATAGCCGTTACACGAACAGCCGTAGCATTAATGGTTTCTGCAAATGAACGAACCATTCCTTCAAGCTCTGTAACACCAAGCATGGCCTTCATTTGACCAGTAGCTTGTTCTAACGCTTTTGCATCCATCATCGGGGGCAGAGACGCCTCCGGTTTACCACCTTGTATTTCTCTAAATTTCTTTTTCTTATCGTCTACCATTACTTGATCTCCTCTCTTGATAAATTCTGCAATGTTGTTGGAAATTGTACCATCGGATTGCCGATTGGCATTATAGTTACATTATGCTCATCATCCTGTCGTACAACCTTTACTTTAGTAGAAGAGGTTACATCTGGATGATTTATTTGCGAAGGATCTAATAAAAAGAATGTCCCACCAACAACTGTCTTAGGAATAGATGATTGAGGTTTAACTAAAGGTTTCTGAGACCCCAAATTATTTTTAACTTGTGAAATAATCTTACGAAGAATCTGCATGTCTTCTGATGAGAATTGTTTAGAAGAAGTAATACCATCCTTAACAACAGCCTCTTTTACCGCCGCTCCAGACAACAATTGAGATATCCATTGCCTATAATGTTCATGAAAACGCGCTTCTAATGCTTTGGGCGGCTTAGATTTTGCATTAAATGGAGGCACAACACAATTACCCAATTTATCTAGATATGCAATCCAATCATGTTGTTGCTTCAAATCTTCAAGTAATTTAGTAGTTTTACTAACATTAGGCTTTATTTTACTCATATTTTTCTCCTGATCGTTCTAATTTTATATTCTATTGCTTCTTTTTGGAAGGTTTTCTCTTAGCGCCCTTCTCTTTATCTTTAACTTTCTTGGTCTTTCCAGCCTTATCCTTAGCTGTAGCTCCCTTTTTACCCGCTTTGGCATCAGCTTCCGGTGGCCCAAACAACATAGCTTCATAAAACGGCATTAACACAGGATTAAGAATCATCATACCAAATGGTTCGCCTAACGGTTTCAATTTAGCCTCAATACGAATCTCATCAAGAGTTTTATAATTACCAAGTTGACGAACAAATAAATCCGTTTCTTCTATCGGGCTATCTTCATCCAGACCAACAAATTTAAATTCAAAAAGCTCACCAAATTCTGGATGTATAAATGGCACAACCTCACGATTAATTGTATCTTCAAAGAATCGAAGAATTGGATGCAATCCAACGTCTTTAGATTCTGTAAGCATTACCTCATTACGACGACCACTATCACTACTAATCATACCTTCGCCAGCCTCACTACCCCAACCAATTTCTGTCGGAGCGATGAGATAAAGTGCACAAATAACCTTAACCAGATATTGCATCCAAGCTTGCCATTCCATATCTCTGTTACTCACCTGAAGAGGAACCCAATTAATATCAATCTCATCACCACCAATAATCGGTGTACGCCAACTATTAGGGGCCCCACTAACCTGTGCATACCACTGTCGTTTAAAAGCATCAATCTCATGCTGCGGAGGATTGCCTTTAATAACCAGAATACCACGAGTAGAAAAACCTTGTGTGAAATAGAACCTATTATGGGCTTCTGCAAACATATGAGAAGTAATAATATTTACCAATTTCTCCAAAGGACCCATCGAATAACCATTTAATTTAATGTCATTGGTGGGGTTAAACATCTTAAAAACAAGATCCTTAGCATCATACTGAGTAATAATCTTACCATTAACAACTTGTACATATTTAATATCTTCAACCTCGTCATCTTCATGACGTTTTTCCATCTCAGCAAGTCTTTCTTGCTCTTTATTATAATCAATAGAAGTGGTAGTTGTTCCAATAGAATTCAAATCCGCCAAATCCTTACTACGAGGAGTCTTAGCGAATCTAATGGTTGAAGAATCAATGGGATAGAATGAGTGTAATGTATCATTAGCAGCTGGAATACGTTCAACAGATATCTGATCAAACACCATAGCATCATAGGTTTCCCTACGTAAAAACTCTTCAAAATTCATCCATGTCTCTAAAGGACGATCCTCAAGGACACCCGTATTTAACATAAACTCTTCTATAAATATAATCTGTTCTTCTTGCTTAGTAGTGGGCTGGACACCGCCTTTTAATTGAATCTTATATCCTGTTTTATACTTATTATGGGCAGGACGAGCAAATTTAGCAATCTGGTTAACACGTCTAGCTATAATAGCTGCAACAATAGCATCGCGCTTAGCCATTAAGGAAAGTGTATCAAAATTCAAATAAGTAAACCTCTCAATGTACTCTTCTTGTTGCTGAGACATTTCAAGATTATCTGTAACAGAAATCCGCTGAATAGGATATGTGCCGCCAGACCGTGCTTTTTCCATAGTATCCGCAACACGATCATTAAGTAAGCTAGCCGTATTGGTTGCTAATTCATATACACTCTTAAAAAAGCCCTTATTAATAGTATTCTCAGCCATATATATTCACCTTATTAATAGCCCATGAAGATTGTAGTATTAGCAGCTACAACCCCTGGTACATTGACACTTAAAGAAGTAAAAGCCCCACGCTTTAAAAAGACACCATCTGCAGTCCCAGCTGCACTTGGACTAACTACTATATTATTTGCTGTCTCACCATTAAATCTTAATTCAATAGTCTGATCCGTTACAATATATAACCATTGCATTGGAGAAGATGGCATTGTAACAACATTAATACCAGCAGCGAATGCCATACTTAATACCGTAGGATACGACATACTCACAATTTCATCAGTTAATTTCCAATCAAAAATTCTTTGAGATGGATCATTACTTTCACTCTCATCTGTATATACCAAAAGACTAGTAATTATTGTTCCCTGTGCCATATATATCTCCTTACCTATATATTATTTTATATTATAAAGCATTATCCACCAAATCCCCACCAAAATTTCTTTTTATCAGCCGCTTCTTCTTCTGTGGTACGAGGGCGATCTTGAGCACCACCATGGGGAGCGTGAGTACCCAATATAGAAAGTAATTCTTCTCCAGTAGGTGCCCTTACTAAAGGTTCTCGACTATCTCCAGTTATTATTGTCTGATCTATCGACTGGGTCCCATTATATTCTGCACCAAAAGACATAGTAAATGGACTCTTACCCAATAAAGTAGCCAAAGGATATCGAATAGCGTCATTAGGATGATCTTCATGCTTATAAATCTTATCCATCGGTTCTGCCGTCTTTTGATCAATCTTATATCTATAATGCCTCATTGAATGTCGCAAATGAGGGCAATTAATTTTATGTAAAAATAAATGCGGCTGATTAGTTCCAGGCCATAACAACATATTACGAACCAAATTCAAACCATAATCAATATCTTTATTAGTATTAGTACAAACACCTATATCTGATCCCCATATCTTTTTAAATTCCTTAATTCCACCAGGAGTGGCAATATCAGGAAATATAGATGTAATAGTTATCTTATGCCATCTATTATAAGTCTCAAGAGCAAATTCACGATCACTTAATCCTGTCGCGCAAAGCTCATCTATAACAAATCCAGTCGGCAACCCATCACGATTTTGTGCTATGGCAATAAGTTCAGAAGCCATGTTATTAAATCCAAAATCAACACCCATACAAATAGGAATTTTTAAATCTGTAAATAATTTAATTAAATCATTAAACATAATAGTCTTTTCATCACGTTCCTTAATGGTAGGATCTAAAATCTTATACATCTCAACAGTTGACTTATCATGAACATGCGGATCATAAGTAGGATAAATCAATCCCTTTGTAGATGGCTTATAATTAAGTCGCTGAGATCTAAAAAATTCTCTATTCTCAGATGAGAAAAATTTTACAGTATCATTAATGGGCGTAAGATGAATATTATCGCACTGTTTTTGTAATCTAGTAAGACAAAATGAAAAAATCCCACATTTTAAACAATTCTCATACCCTTGGTGTACTTGATATTTTACCTTCTCAGCAGCGTGTAAATTGTTATAATCAGCCACAGATAAGGCTATTAAATCATTAGTATTAACCATTATTGGAGTCTTTGTAGTGCCCGACCGTTGTGGATAACATTTTCTAGTAGTCTCTAATTGCCCCCATTTATGGACACTAATGGTCTTACCATAATCTGGATCTTCTTCAATCTTATCTAAAATATTTTGAATGTTACCAACCGCATATTTACGAGATGAAATCATAACATTAATTGGTGAATGCCCACGCTGAGAAATCAACATACCCTTCGACTCATCAAATACTGTGGGATCGGTAAGATCAACCTCATCCTGAATAAGAAATCCACCATGATGAGCATTCACAGCATCCATCGTACCCCATGTAATCGTAAGCCTGGGCCCTCTAGTTGTAGTGGTCCGCTTCATTGAGAAATCTTTAAAAATCTCTCCCATATAAGGCATACCAATATGTCTATTAAGCCAAACATTATGCAAAAGTTCAGACTGCGGAGCAATAGACGCCATATGGATAATGTCTCTAAAGGCGTCATGATGTAGCAATAACATAATAAGCACAGAACATGTTAAAGTTTTCTGACCACCACGATTAGCTAGACCCAAAAATGTTGTTGGCTTGCCACCAGTATCATCCAACATAGCTGTACGATAGACATCCCAGATAAAATCCATAGGAGATGAATGTCCCGGACTAAGAGGGACACTTGCCAAATGTACGTCTAAAAAACTTACAATAAATTGCTGCAATTCCTCTCTAGTTTCAAGAGGAGCATCGCGCAGTTTCCTTAATAATCTTTCATCACTCTTTGTCAGTCTTGCCATTCTTATCCTCTTCTATTACCGTTACTTCTGCATCTACAATCTTATCATTATAATTCTCAATAAGCTCAGGTTTGGCCTCTGGCATCTGACTATGCCTCAATTCCACCAATACATTAAGAAGCTTATTTTTTTGATTACTATCAAACTTATCAAGACTATCATCGCCTTCTTCATCACGACCCTCAAGCATCGATTGTAATTTAAAGAGATTAACTAAATCATCAACATTCTTAGCCATCCAAAACGGTTTCGGACGTATCTTATTCTTAACCTGCTCCCAAAAATTCTTTGGATTCTCTCTAAAATCAACCACATCTTTAATAATCATTTCAGATACTGTATCTACAGCCATCGTAATAGCACTAACTCGTTTAGCTTTAGAATGCTTAAATATTTCATCAAAATCTTTACTAATACCATTCATTATCTCTTGCTTACGACTATTCCACTTGCGTTTATAAGAGAATTGTTTTAATTGTTGCCCAGAGAAAGGGGTCTCAGTATTTGTATATTGCTTAGCTATGTCCGAATAGGACAAACCACTAAAATACATGAAAAAAAGCGTATCCTCTAATTCTAAAGGAATAACTCTCGTACTATCTTGCGTAGACAATATTTCACTCATTTTTACCGTACCTTATTTCTAGATCAGAATTATAATTGGGAACATACGAATGAATAACTTCCGTAACCCTTGTAACCATTTGTTTTTTATAAGTAAGCAAATCCCATATATATCGCACAGGCCATGTCGGTACATTCAATAATTTAGTAAATAAACTCTGTTTAGACATCCAATATTTTAAAAATGGAAAAATCACTCGCCATCTACTAATATATATAATACATTTAAAATATCGCGCTTCCATATTTAATTCAATCTGTACATTACGTGTATAATAAATAGACGATAAAAGATCGATAATAATACAATTCTTATGCCAATCACTAAATACACCATTAACCCCAGCCCACTGTTGCATCATTGGCATCATCTTCTCAAGATCTGCTGGCGGTTGATCTAATACAGATTGTAATTGACCATCAAAATCTTGACTAGCTGCGGTCGGCTGTTTTAAGTTTTCTTTTACTCTTCCTTTTGGGCTTCTTGACAATTCTTGTTTCTGCATTTTTTACCCCATAATATCCGATAGCTATAGCATCAGTAAGATCCCATTCTTCGTTATTAATTACCGTCTGAAGTATATCACGCTCTGCGGGTGTAAATAACTTATCCGCTATCATCCTTCTAGCGATCTCTTCTTTGTCCAAATTGCCTTTTCCATAATACAATTTCAAGGTCGATGGATTAACGGTTTGAATCTTAGTGCCATTACAACGCAACATATACTCTAAAATTCCTAAAAATCTTTGCAATGCATGATTAGCTTTTCCCCTATATACAGATTCTTCTATACAAGCCTTCTCAACCCGCCAATGAATTATATAAGCTATTATACTACTCATTAACCAACTAATACGTTCAATCAAATCTAATTTTGGAGGTGGGGGACCAAATCCCCTAACTTCTAATAACACACCATCTTTATATATTGATACACCTGTCGCACTGGTTTTAGTGCCTGGATCAATCCCAGCAACTATCATCGTCCCCCCCTGAATGCCTTCTTAATGACCACAATTAGAATCCCGATCACCCCTATTAAGAATAAACCTACTATCCATCCCCCGACACTTAAATTATATATGCTCATCACGCCTCTTTTATTCTACTAATGCCTTGGGATTTCTGTACCATTAAAACATCAACATCTTTAATACTATGCCGATCAAAAGCATGCTCTACTAAATAAATAGCCTTATCAGCACTAAATCCTTGTAATAATTCATAAAATCTAGCTCGCGAATACGAGTCAAGATCAGAAGTCACTTCATCCAACATCATTATATTAAAACTATGACCAGAACGCTTAGCAATAATCTGCGACAGAGCCATGTCTGCCGCCAGCACAGCTTTTCTCTTCTCACCACCAGACAGAGCATTTAACGTCCATTCTTGCCCATTAACCATACACACAACTTCTAATTTCTGACGAATGGTTTTTGCTGATTGTTTCTCTACAATCCTAAATATTATATCTATAGCATGATCATACAAAATAGACATATATTCTCTAACCGTCTGATTAAGTTCAGTAATCAACCCCTCTAAAATAACTGATTTAAGACCATGCGGACCAAATACCGTTTTAAGATCAAATAATACTTGTCGCTCTTCTATTGTATCATTAATATTTTTATCTAATTTTTCACATTCTGCGACACCATTACGCAACCGCTCTTTTATGTCCTTCACCAATTCAGCATACTCATTGGCTTTTGCCATTAAACGACCACGATACTTCTGTTTTTCAATACGACGTTCCTGCATCATACCCATAAATTTAATAACTTCATCAAGATTATTATCTCGATTTTGTATGTCCTGAATAGTTTCTTTTAATGTATCAGCTTGCTTTGTTAGTTGTGGTTTCATTTCTACAATAACTTTTTCAATCTTAACTAAATTCACTTTCAAAGCTTTTAAAGATTTCTTTTTCCCCACTACCACCAGATTAACTTCTTTTGCTTTGGCCTCAGCGAATACCTCATCAAGAGGTTTTGTACAATATGGACACGGAGACCCATCAGCATTAATAGACGAAAGCTGTCCTTCATACCGCTGTATATCATCAATTAACGCTTTCTGTTTTTCTTTTAATGATGCCCTAGCTGGATAAAGATCCTGAATATCCTCAAGCTTTTTCAATAATTCATTGCGCTCAACTATATGTGGAGCAGCATCATCTTTTAAAACTTCAAGGGCTCTACGCTCTGCCATCTTTGCATTAAGCTGATGCTCAATAGAATCTATTTCATTATCTAACTCACCTAATTCTTTATTACGTTCATGCACAAAATTATTTGACTTCTCTTTATATAACTTGAGTTGGTCATGATAATCCTTGGCTTGTGTAAGCAAAGACGTCATACGCGTAGTCATTAATTCAATCTGTTTATCACATTCATTTAAATCATTAGCAACGATATCTTTAAGATCATCAAACTGATCAAGATTCTGAAGCCTAAATAATAAATCTTTTCTTTCTTCTGGAGCCAAAGTTAAAAATCTATCAGTATCAGTCTGAGGAAAATAAACAGTACGTGAAAAAGTATCATAATTATATCCCAGATACTTATTAAGTCGTGCTTGAGTAGTACGCTGACTGTCCGTTTCCCAGTCACCCATATGATCTGTAACTACTAAACTATTCGGATTAAGAGTGCGCTTAATTGTTATTAAACGTCCTTGCTTATCCTCAAGCTTCACAACAACAGATGTAGATGTCTCACCATTCCTAATAATCTCACTCTGCTGAAGTCTTTTAGAGCACACACCATAAAGACACCACGCAATAGACTCAAAAATACTAGTTTTACCACTACCATTACTAGTTTGAGCATCATCATTCCAGCCATCAATAATAGTTATGCCAGTCTGAGGCTTTACACAAAGCTTCTCAAAACTCAAAAAATTTACAGCTTCAATTTCTCTAAAAAACAAATGCATATTATTGATCTATAGCTTTCTTCTTCTTATTATCTTCAGTTATATATCCCATAGCCTTAGCACTATCTAAACCATGCTCTTCAACCACACCCTCAATCTCATCGGTGGAGTCAGTTTTATGCCGACGCCATCTATCTTTAAGCATATCTTGCACGCCACGCCTACATTTTTTATTAGTAAGCGGCACAACAATATCATAAACTTCATTATTATCCGACCCCATACTATTAAATTGAATGCTAGCTATTGTACCACATTTCGGACACGGAATAGCATCACGCTGCTCGTATGAAGTTAATTTACGAAACTTATGACTGCATTTAGTACATATATAATCATAATTTGGCATGATGATCTCTCAAGTATTGCATACCTTTTTGAAGCACGCTCTCTTTTCTACCCTTCTTAATGTATGTCGCATAATTGCTTATATATTGCGTAAGCATATCTTCTAAAGACGTATTTTCTGGCAATCGTTCTTTATCAACCTTTTCAGTAATATACTGATACCTCAAACTCATAGTATGTGTACCATCCATATGTATATCAACTAATCTTTTAGCATCAATACATTCACTCAAAGTCGGCCTCTCTATAATAAACTTATAATGACCAACTTTCTTAGGAATAATTTCAATAAGATCGACATCTTTAATCGTAATGATATAATACAATGGAATTTCAGGTACTAAAGCCGATACCGATATATTCTGAGTTTGTTGCCCATCCCATAGAGTCATGATTGGCTTCACCCCCGCCTCAGCAAATGAATGGACTAAGGGGGACCCTGTAAATAAAATATTACCACGCTCTTGATGAGCATGAAAATGACCAGCAAAAACTTTTATAGCCTTATTAAACCAAGTCTGCGGCACCCCATCTTTATCAAACACATTAGGCGCCAATATAAATCCACGGATCGGGAGATGGGTAAATACGATTTCTGGTTTATTATCACTTATAAATTTCTGTAGAGGAGCATAGTCTTTCTGATATGGAAGAAACATTTCCTTAGTGATTGTGGAGTAGTATGGTTTGGAATGCAATCTAAGTCTGGCACCGAACAATAGCGGCAGAACCTCTAAAGAGTTACCAGCACCCGATTGAAGGGCATCTAAATCATGGTTACCAACAAGTATGTCAATTGTTAAGTCTGAGTTCTTACTAAGAAGAACTTCTAGACATTCAATTAGAGTACGTTGAAGCGATGTGTGGATAAGGGCTCGCTGATTATACATATCTCCAAGAAACACAACGCGAGACACTTTATTATCCACCACGCATTCGCCTATACCATTAAAAAGACTCTTAACCAGTTCTTCGTTGGCTAATTTGAGATGTATATCACCAACGACAAGCGTCCTCAATGTAAATCTCCTTTACAATATTTAAAAACATTCATTCGTCTTCATCCATTATCATCGCTTCATCACTAGTTATAACAGCATCATAACACACAGAATCAACTTCTTTTAAAATAGCAGCTTGTAATTCTGGAGAAGTGTTAACTATTTCATAAACTTTTTCTTTACCAACACCAAGCTTTTGTTCCTTAAAATAATAATTACCACCCTGCCGAGTAATAACGCCAGTATTAATTGCTAAACGCACCATCTCTTTCTCAACATTAATAATACCTTTCTTATAATGCATCATAAATTCAGCAACACGATGCGGGGCAGACGTTTTAGATTTAAACACCTTCACACGTACTGTATGACCCACTTGCTCTGCTTTGTCATTCATATTCTTAGTTTCACCATACACTTTACTAGCACTAGCAAGAATTTTATCAAAGAAAAGTTCTACGTCAGTATGATGTCTAAATGCATATCCACCAGTACCAACAAGCGTACGACCCTTATATTTAGCCATCGGGTCCATATCCACACGCACCTGAGAAATAAATATCCATGGTATATTATGATGGCGTGAAGATTTAAGAATTAAACGTAAAGCTTTTGGCATATAACTAGCCAAATCACCAATAATATGTTTGGCAGTAGACGTCATCACAGCTTCTTTGGGAGCGATAATAGCTGTCAAACTATCTAATACAATAGCTGACACTTTTAATCCATCGTTCTCGATAAGATCCATCACATCCTTATCAAACCAATCAAAAATAGCTTCTACCTTATTCTCTTGTTTAATCCAAATTCGATCATGGTCATCAGGCGGAATAAGTATATCACGCCAGTGAGTACTAAAAGCAAATTCAGAATCAAACCATATAACTACTCCATCTTTATCCTTCTTTAAAATTTCTTTAACACATTCTAAAGCAAAGAACGATTTACCACTAGACTCAGGGCCATCAAAACAATATAGAAGTCCAGGGTAAATGCCACCCCCCACCGCCCAATTAACGGACGGTGAAGGTGTAGCAATCGGAACGGGGGACACAACTTGTGATGCTGTTATTAAAGAACTATCACTCTTAAACAGCTTCGCTCTCATATCTTCTATAGACATCGCCACAATCTACCCCCTATTTTTTATATTTATCTTCAATACCCTTAAGAGTACTATCTAACTTAGACTGATCGATAGCCTCGTCATCACTACCTTCTGCTACTTCATTCTCTGGAACTTCTTCTGCCCCTGCAGTTTCTGACGCCGTTCCAGTTTTCTCTTCTTTTTCTTCATCATCCTTAGGGTAGGGGTCCATCTTACCATCAAGAATCAATTGCAAATCATCTGGATTAAATTCCTTATAAATCTTAGTAAGATCAGATACTGATTCTAAATTAACACGTTTGTCTTCTTCAAGCGGCTTCTTAGCCAACAAATGAACATTCCAAATATTTGGCGGATACTTTTGCTTGCCACTCTTCTGACCCTTGGTCTTAACAATCTTAAGCCAGCAGCCCTTCTCTATATCCCATGGATAATCGCCCTGACCAGCTTCTGCACCATCATCAGAGACAGCAAATTCAACTTGAGAAATTATCTTGGCTTGCAATTTCTTATCTGCACTAAGAAGAAAAACATTACCATCAGCATCAACTACATTATACATATACTGATCTTTAGCCATTGCATTCCATGATTTCATCTTATCTCCAGCTTCACGGAGCAAAGCAGCCTCACGGCAGAACGGACAGTCATCAAAATTTTGCTTACCACACAATACTACAGAATTCTTGCCCTCACTTGTGATAATGCCAAAATGCAATTTTACATGATACCACGGAGTCTTTTGACCTTTAAGCGGCGGCAAAATTCGTACTTTATTATTGGCCGCTTCACCTTCTTCAATCTTATAATACGATCGATCCCCACCGCCACCACTCTCTGCAGTTTCTTCCTTACATCTCTTTAATTCTTCTCCTACATCACTCGTTGTTTCGAACAATTCCATCTGGTACCTCCTTAAAGGGTTAAAAGGATAATGAAAACATTACGCCCACTGCGGGTGTTTGCTTAGTCACATTATATCCTATGAATGGATGTACATAGCTATTTCTTAACCATTTACTACATTTTCCTAAATTATACATAAAAGGTGACAAAGTCACATCTAATCCAGATTTAACCATACCACCAATACCTATCCTAATGAATCGCCAATCATGATGATAATAAGAACCATAAACGAAGGGAATAAAACCAATTCCCACTTTAGGAGTGTGAGCCCAAGAACTCCCAAAAGGATATAAATAAGTGTAGATAGCAAAATCAATAGCAGGATCAAACCTAAAACCGATTTTAATTTTTTCCTGCTCTTCTTGCGCTCTTGTAAACACATCGTCTTTGGAAATACTGGTATTGTCACCTTTTAACTCCTTCTTACCAATTAACCGCTTACCAACTGATTTTATTCTATCCACAACTGTAACAGAAGCTACTACATTATCTATCGCCTTCTTAATTTCGGGGCCATGCACAAGTTCAGTAGTAGACTTCATACAATCACGAATAGTCCACAAGCCAAAAACTATTAGACCAATCACTATAATAGTACTAATCTTTCGTAAGACGCCCAAGGACTGATTTCCACCCTTTCTTTTCATCATTTTTATTCTGTATTCCATTGTCTTTTTCTATTGATTTTTCTTCATCGTTACTCACGTCTTCACCGCCAGCCGAGGGAGCCGTGATAACAGAAGTTTCCTTCGACTTATCCGAATCTTTCTTCTTTTCGTCTTTCTTCGACTCTTCTGACTTCTTTTCATTGGTTTTCTCCTCAAAAGAAGGAAAATCTACATCATTCAAAGCATTATCAGCGAATGCATTAAAAAACTTCTTGCCTCTATCATAGAATTTTACAATAGTATCATTATTAACAACTTCTATATTACTACACCTGCGCCACTCTGCTTCAGATATATGCTCAATTTTATCATCCTCTACCTCATTACGACCACGAATAACCATTGAATAGTATTCATAATTACCAGGAGCGTTATTAATTAAATATTCATGTTCAGATTCAAACCTTAAATCATCTATATAATAAATACCTGGATTTTTAAACTTCGAATTTAACATAACACAATGAAAATCTTTATAGACCTTATGCATCAAATTAGTACCCACCCACTGTAAAATGTTTCTTCCACTAGTAAATACTGGATTACCATATAAATTAACAGCGATCTTACGCCAATCAAAATCAATAAGTCCAATCGATTTAAGTCTACGCTCCATATCAATAAGAATACGCCTATAATACTTAGACGTCATTGGAATTTCACCCTTAATCCTACTAGGCAGCGAATCCTCCTTCTTATCTCCATAGATATATGCACTGGGCAATTCAAAAGCCTTCTGAACTATATCCTTTAATTCAGAAGCAAAAGAATGAACATCACCACCATAATATTTCTTAAGATTATTACACAATGATGTCTTACCACTACCCTTTGGACCAGCTACTGCAATAATTATCTTCTTGCCCTTCTTAATCACCCTATCATTCATGTTACTCATCCTGAAACCTCCTGTGCTTTCTTTAGTATAACGGAAAACTTACCCCTATACCTGTTAATATTACCTATTAATGCAACAATTTTACCACGCTGAAACATCCCACGATAAGTTATAGCATTTTCATGCCACACCGTTAAGTTAATAGTCTCTCCCGCATTCATCAAATTAACAAAAAACATAGGACGCCCACGCTTATCTTTAATAGAATATATATCTAAAACTACCCCTATTAAACATACCTGTGACCCATCTGCATATTTTAAAACATCCGGATATTGACTAAATCTATCTCGTTTATCACTAGGTAATAACCCCATTAGATCTATATCATTAAATGGTAAAAGCATCATACGCTCACGCTTCAAATCTTCTTGGGTCTTAGTGTTATGGCGTTGTTCAAATTCCAATAGAATTTTATTTGGTTTCCCATCTCGCTTAATTTTTGCACCAGCCACCTGTAAATAATATTCTTTAATCATCTCAATGGGCGTCATATCTGGTTCCACATCATCAAATAAACCACCCAAAATCATATTAATTACCACATGCTTTTTAAAAATCATCTTACCTTTAGAATTATTCATACCATCTAAAAACTGCTTAAGAGAAGAAATTGGACGCATTTTCTCCAATGTCTGAGAAACTATTGGCCCGATGAACTTAATAGAATTAATGGGAGGGACAACCATATCATCAACAATCTGAAATCTATCACTTGATTTATTAATGTCATAGGGGGCTATCCATTGTTTAATACTTTTATAAAGTAGGCGATTTTTATCAGCATCATCTTCATTGCGCAACACAGCACACCAATACTCAACTGGATAATGAATCTTCATATATTGCTGAGCATATGAAATAAGTGAGTAAGCAAGAGCATGTGATAAATTAAAACTATATCGACCAAACGCCTCCATTAGCCCCCATATCTCTAATGATTTATCATCAGTAAGATCATCCCATTTCTTAACAGATCTATCTAAAAAAACAGGCTTATAACGCTCCAATACTTCAGTCTTCTTTTTACCAATGGCGCGTCTAATATCATCTGCCTCTGCGTCAGTAAAGTCAGCTAACACTTGCAAAGATTTCATCACTTGCTCTTGATAGAGAATGATTCCTAAGGTATCTTTTAGTACTGGTGCAAGCGATTGATGTGGGTATTCAATCTTTTTATTACCCTTACGACGCTCAACCCACTCAAGATGCATCCCCATATCAAGAGTCCCAGGACGACCAAGAGTATTGATAACGACAAGGTCATTAAATTCACTAACAACACCAATACGTAATAAATCTTTGAATGCGTCCGTATTGAACTGGAAGATCGTGCTAGTATCCGAATCATTAAATGCCTCCAATGTTGCCTTATCATCTAAAGGTAAATCAGCCCACGGATCAAACACTAACCCATGACGCTCCTTTATAAGTATCATACATTCTTCAATAACATTCAATGTATTTAGCCCTAAGATATCATACTTAATTAGACCCGCCTTAGCGCACCAATCTTTAGAATATTGTGTATAGTACTTATTATCTGACGCCTTACGCATTAAGGGTACAAAATTTCGTAAATCTTCTGGACTAATAACCACAGCAGCAGCATGCGTACCAAAATGTCGCATCTGACCAATTGAATTTAAAATACCAGCCTCTACATCCTTATTGTCTTTAAGATAGTGATACAAATCACAAGATTCCTTAATAGCGGCCTTAACTTTCTTCTCTGAAATATCAGTTTCAGAATCAGCCCACGGAATGGCCGCCGCGAACGAATCAACTTGTCCAGTAGGCATATCCGGACGCAAGATACGAAATGCATCTTTAGCAGCCATCTTAGGCTTAAGCGTTTGAATAAGACCAACACTAGACACCTTCTCTCGACCATAAACCTCTCCCAAATAATCTAGAACCACATCACGATTACCAAAATCCAAATCAATATCTGGTAACGTTCCCTTCTCAATACGAGTCAGATTAATAAATCGCTCAAATGAAAGATCATGCTTAATCGGATCAATATCAGTAATACATAATAAATAAGCAAGCAAACTACCACCAGCCGAACCACGAGCGGGACCCTTAATAGCTCCAACTTTCTTGCAATATCTACACACATCCTCTAAAAGCAAAAAATAACTTAAAAATGATGATTTACCATTATTATGTAATACTTCAATTTCTCGTTCAAGTCTCTCTAAATAAATAGAATCATTAGATAATCTACCATGATAACGACATAACGACAAGGTCAAAGAAAGATCAGTCGCACCCTCTTTGTAGGTAGGATAACGAGAATGATCAATAACAGGGAATCTATCCTCAAACTCCAATTTAAGACCTTGACATTTATCTACTATCTCACGAGTATTAGCACATCCAACCTCAAAATCCTCCATTGATAGACCAAATTCTTCAGTCCACTGCTTAGTAAACTCCTTATTATCATGAAGATAATAAATATAATCAAACTCCCAACGTTCCTTTTTACTCTTAGCAAAATTCGCCATCTTAATCTTTTGTACAATCTCTAGACTCTTATCTGGCATATGAGCATCAGATGAACAAATATATTTAATACCTGTCGTTTTAGAAATATCCAATAATTTAGCATTCATCTTCTCTTGTAAATTATCACCTGGCTCCAGTATACCCATTCTTTTATCAGTAGTAACCATAGCAGGCATAATTTCAAGATAGAAATCATCACCAAAAGCCTTAGTAAGCTTCGTTAATAAATAACTAGCTTGATCTATTTTGCCATGACACACACAATGATTAATTTCACCAATATAACAACCACTGCCAACTATCAATCCCTCTTTATGAGCAATCAATTCATCATAATTAATGCGAGGCTTTTTATAGAAATGCGGATCGCCCTTTTGAGTACCATACGACATAGTTGATAAAGTACAAAGATTACGATATCCCACAGCATTCTTACACCATACAGTCATATGGTAATATTCTTTTTTAGTAAAATCATCAACAACATAAAACTCTGAACCAAGCACTACTGGAAACCCCTCAGATTTACCCTTAAAATACAATTCCAATGCCGCAGACATATTGCCATGGTCAGTAAGACCTAACCCATATAGCCCCTTCTCCTTAGCCATGGTTACCCATTGAGATATAGTACCCACACCGTCAAAGTGAATACATGGAATGACAGTGCAGTGCTGCGTAATTAACGCCCATGGTTACCTCCTCTCTCTTCAATTATCTTTGTCCATTTTGGTTTTATATGTCTTTTGCCTATGTCAAGCATTTCAGACTCATTTAATACATCACATTTTATTTTATTGCACGCCGGACAACAGAGTACAATATTATCTATATCATACCCTAATAAATTGTCTTTTCTATCTATTGTTAACCTAAAGCGATGTTTCTCTATTATATAAGTCATAAACGTCAAACTTTCTTGTGGCAATCCACAATAATGACACTCCTTAACACTGTTATCAAACCACTGTATAAATTCTTCTTTGTCGGGATAAGACCACCCCCTCTTCCTGGCCGAGCATCTTAATGATTGATATACCCCAGCAGCAGTTAACCTGTATTTCCTACTATATTCAGAATCTTTATTTACATTGTTCTTTCTCCACTCTCTGGTAGAAGCATTTTTGCATTTCTTGCACCAACGATCCAATCCGTCTGTATTTTTAGAGTCCCTCCCAAACAAACAAGCAGGCAATAAAATGCCACATTTTGAACACTTCTTACTTACAATTTTATTATTAATGTCATACCTAGTTTTCATGGCACGATACTCTTTATAACATTGTTTACAAATAGAATGTAACCCAGTTACCTTATTCCTATTACAAACATTGAAACTGTTGTAAGGTTTTAATTTTCTACACTTTGAACAAACTTTTTGTAATATTTGTGTCATACCCACATCTTATCATTTTCATTAACATTCATAAATATTTACATTGAATGACAATGCAGTGCTGCATATGATTTCATAATGTTCCTAAGTTTAGAATGTCACCAAAATCCTCGACGTTAGCATTGCTATAGGGTTTAGAAATATCTACATAATAATCAACTTCTTCTTCATTACATTCACCCATATCGGTATTACCTGGAAATCTTATCATATAAATCTCCCAAGTAGAAGACAACTGAGCAGCTAGACTATATGCAACCGACATCGCATCAGGATCTAAAGCAATATATATACGTTTCAAACGTTTCATTGACATTAATAAATCTAAATGTTGCGGAGACAACGCCTTACCAAACAAAGCTATGCTATTATGTTTGTGGGCCTTTATAGCATCTATTGGACCTTCAGTAAGCACGATAGAAGCTGCATTTTTAACTGCATCATAATTATACATATATTCAACCCTACGAAAGCCCTTCGTACTTAAAATTTTTGGTTCTATATGCGGAAGAATAGCACGACCCTGCCAGCCTACCATCACTTTTTTATATGTTATGGGAAAGACAACACGTTTAAGATTATCAGACCCCATAATATTAAACTTTTTCATCATTTCCTCTGTAATACCACGACACTTGGCGTAGGTATAACACTTACTATCTGGAGTACTTAATAAAGGTTTAATATTTAGTGGCATGTCATAACGTTTTGGTTCGGGCTTATCTACTGTATTCTCCCACTGATTAAACCTAAATTTAAGAAAATCTTCACATTGTTCAATATCACCAACAGGAACCGATTGACCCATAATCCTAGCAAATGCTTGGGACCTAGATATCATCTCCACTTGAGCCATTAAATCAAAAATATCACCCTTATTGCCACATACCCAACATTTATAATACCCCCTAAAATCATCATCTTCATCACTATGTATATAAAGCTTCTTTTTACCGCATTCCCAACAAGTTAAATAGTAATATGCACCACTCGACATGATCTTAAATTCAACCCCATTGGTTTCTAAAAAATTGAATAAATCAAATTTCTTGGTCGCAGCCTTTACTCTCCATCTGGCTACTTTTTTAGGTGTCCAACGCGTCATCATCCACCCCTGGCCTATATAATTGACACTCCACATCTGGACCAAATAACTTCATTGTACTAAAATCCGTATGACAGACAGCGGATATCATCTTGTCACCACGTCTATTTTTATCTAACAAATATTTCATAGTATTATTTTTAACATCATGATCAGTACGAGTAAGTGTAATGACAATACCAGCTTTACGACAAATTTCAAATGAATCAGATACATCGGTCATGCGCAACATCTCTTGATTCCTCTTGGCGAGATGAGTCTTAACTTGTGCTCCTCTAGTAGATTGCACCACCGTAACAACTGCAATCTTTAATGTTACAGCCATTAAGTTTAACAATTTATGAACTTCACCCTGCTCTTGATATTGCTTCTCATAATTATATCGTGACCTCAATAACTGACCGTAATCAATTAAACACACGTCATAATCAAATTGATGTTTAACTCTTGAACAATACGCCCATACATCTTCAACATTAACCGACTTATCGTGCCAAGGCTTCAGAATCATATATTTTCTAAGGAATTCTTCACTCTTTTTAATCTTAGCAATCTCTTCCTCAGAAAAACTAGATAAAGGACGACCAAATTTTGAATACATAATACCAGTAATACGTGAATGCATTCGCAGCGTCATTTCATCGACATCATTCTCAAGATCAATATACAAAACCTTCTTACCCTGCATAGCAAAATTATAAGCGCTATTTATTAAAATGATAGATTTGCCGCAATTTGTTGTACCCAAAAAGATCGTAAGCTGATTCATAGGAATACCAGTAATCATAGCCTGATCTAAAGGCTCAATTCCAAGCTTCAATTTATTCTTAGTAAGCTGGTGAGTGCGCTCCATTGCACCCCAAATATCTTCTGGTTTAATAACCTGATCATCTTCAAATCCAACTTCATTTAATTCTTTTTGTAAATCATCAACTACTTTATATGTACCCTCTTCATCCCCAGAATTAAACGCATTGGCCATATCCTTCCCACGTTTTATAAGCACAGAGCGCTTTACAAATTTTGTTAGATTGTCATGAATATACGACCTATCATGATCCTCAAGTTCTTCAAGCCTCTTTATAAATAAATCATATGCTGGACGTTGCTTATCATCAAATTTTAAAACTTCATTTTTTAATGTAGTAAAATTTGGTACTATCCTGTAATCAGTATAATACCGATTAATAAATTTAAATGCCCAAAAAAGTTCAGTAGTACCAAAATACTCCGGTTTAAGATAAAGAACACAATTAATACCAAATCCCTCGTCTTTTAACATCCACTTAATAATAGAGTGTTGGTAATCAAGAGTAAAGGGAAATTTTATCTCATCCATATTATGCCTTATTCAGTAGGGTTGCCCATCATCTCATCATCTGGATCTGCTGCCTCACTCTTAATGACCACATAGCCGCCACCACGCAACAATTCACAACCAATAGACAATGCATTCATAACCGCTATCTCCACTACCATTAATGGATCTACGATACCATCACCAAACATGTCATCACTAATTTTATGAAGCAAAGCATCATAGCCTACATAACCGCCACCAAGCAAGGGATCTATACTATTAATATTTTCAATAATACCATCGGGAGGCTTACCCGTATTACTAATAATCTGACGTAATGGAGCTTGAAGAGCACGAGCCAAAACATTCTCACCACAACTAGTCCCAATTTCAAATGTCTGAGCACAATCATATAAAGCGATACCACCACCTGGAACAATACCACCTTTAAGTGCAGCCCGTGTTGCGGACACGGCATCAATAACTCGATCCATACGTTCTTTAATTTCAAGAGTGGTAGTACCACCACATTCAATAACAGTAATGCCATCTAGTAGACGAGCGATTCGTTTCTGATGAATCTCCATATCCCAAGCATGCTCTGCATTATCTTTGGTGGCCCGTACTTCTTCAATATATTCCTGCAATTTCTCTTCGTTCTTTTCACCACCATAGAATGTTGTATTACCCTTAGTTTGAATGGCCTTCTCACAACATCCAAGGTAAGAATCATCAACACATGGAGTACCATCTTCTTTCTTACTAATAATCGTCCTAAGATTACCATGAGTAACAACTTTTCCACCAGTATATTCAGCCAAATCATTAATTTGATAAACACGACTGTGTTCAGTACCCCAAAGTTCTGTCTCAACAAGCATAATCTGAATGCCATTCTGAATCATATTATCAACCATAAACTGACGAATTGCACCACTAAACATATGGGCTACAATAATAATTGGCGCACTAAGAGCAGCTTTTGGCACCTGCGCCCCAACATTAATCTCATGAAAAGCTATAATGAAATCAGAAAATTCACTCACATCTGTAACATCACCATTATAACAAAGCACCGCAGGTGTTGCATAAGAAAACTCTTGGCGTGTAGCCGACTGCATCAACTTGATAGAGTATTCTTTATGAGTGCTCCAACCCTTACCTATTTGGAATCCATCGACTGGACAAACCTTAATATCCGTACTCGTTCCTTCTTCAATAGAAGTAACACCATCTGCACCAGACCTCATCACAGCTTCCACTACAGCACTAGCGATCTCTGGATCATTATTAGCAGAAATATTAGCTACATATTTAATATCCTGTTCACTAACAACCTTTTTACACATACTAGTTAAATTCGTCTTAATACTAGGAATACAAGCTTTTATCTCCCTAACAAGGGCTTGCGGAGTGATAAGCCCAGATTTAATAAATTTCATTCCTTCATTTAAAAGTGCTTCAACCAACACAATCGCCGTTGTAGTACCGTCACCCACTTCTGCATTGGTCTTCTCCGACGCTTCCTTAATAGCCCTAATCATAAGATCCTTAACCACGTCAGATACAAAAATAGACTTAGCAACAGTTACACCATCTTTTGTAATTAGTGGAGAATATTTACCTCTATCAAGAATAATAGGACATCCATCGGGTCCTAAGGTTGCTTTTACTGGTTCAGCAATAATTCTAACTGCTTCGAGAATTTCCTTAGTAAAATCCGCTTTAGTCCCGATCTTTTTCACAGTCCTCGGTTTCAACATGTGTCATACTCCTTTCAGTGGTCGTTTTTATTTGTACTAAACGATCTTGTAAATACTCTAAAATTCTCTCTCGCTCTACATAATGCTTAATATAAAACAAAATTTTTGTTCGGTCATCCATAAAAAGATTTATATCATAAACCTATTAGGTTACAAAAATTATCTACAGTTAGATGAGTGTGTAATTACTTTATGGCGTATTCGGAAAATGTTAGACTGAATTCTGAAACCGTCTGAAACACGCACAGCGTCAACTCCGCACTAAAGCTTCAGTCCCGCCAACTCCCGCCGAAGATTCTGAATAAGCCAGCCAACAACAACCCAACTTCTGATGTTAAGCGGGCACGTCAAAAACGAAAAGTAATAAAGAATCTATCTTGCATCATAATGAATAGTAGTATAAAAAAGTTAGAGGAGCTGGCTAACATTTTAATTTGGAGGTAGGTATGGATAGTTGCAATTTAATAGTGAACAACCATTTGACTATTCTTATGGGAGATAAATATGCTATACAAAAAATAAGAGGTTTGCTTTCTTATGTTGATAAAAATAAAACTTTTGCTCATAAAAAAAGAACAGGTAAATATAAAGAAATTAGAAAGTATTTAGCAGAATATGTTACTGATGCTAAGACTGCCATAATTTTTCCTACAGGTTTACTGGCTAAGACTCAAAGACTTTTAGATATTCTTGATCGTCCAACTACTATAGATGACAAAAGAAAAAAACCGTCTATTGAAACTACATTTAGACGGTACGGCAAGACTCATAAACCTAGATATTATCAAGAAGAAATGATTGAAGAATGTAAAAAATATCCTACTGGAGTAATTGAAGCTGCAACTGGAACAGGAAAAAGTTTAGTAATGGCCAAATTGATTCATGAGATAGCCCAGCCGACCCTAGTAGTAGTCCCCTCACTCAATATTTTAAAACAATTTCATACACTTCTTGATCATGTTTATTCACCGAAAATGGTGGGCATGCTTGGTGGTGGAAAGAAAACTACTACTAAACCTATTGTAATCGCTACTTATCAATCACTTTCAGATAAACCAATTGAGTGGTTTCAACAATATAAAATGCTCCTTCTAGATGAAAACCACCACGCAGCAGCGGAGACGATTCAGAATCTTAACAAAGAGAAATGGGCATCAATGTATTATAGGTATTATTTCTCCGCAACGCCTTTTAGAAATGATGGAGCTGATATCGCTTTAGAAGGTGTAATTGGTAATAGAACTATATATAAATATCCCTTTAAGAAAGCATATGATGAAGGTTATCTTGTACGTCCCGAATTTTTTGTTTGTGAATATGCCCATAATCCTCCTCCGACAAGTCGTAAAAAGATGGATTATTTAAAGGAGTATAAATATTTTATAGTAGATAATAAGGAATATAACCAATATGTAGCTAATATGACTAAACAATTCGCGAAAAGAGGGAGACAAATATTAGTATTTGTTAAACAGATAGCACAAGGAGAATTATTAAGAGAATATTTACCAGGGTCTGTACTCATAACAGGACTAGAAAAACCTGCTGATAGTGAACAAATTATAAAAGATTTTGAAAATAAAAAATTTAATATATTAATAGGTACATCAGTTATCGGAGAGGGTGTTGATATTTTATCTGTAGATTGTGGTATTTTTGCTGGGGCTGGAAAGGCCAAGGGAATGGTAATGCAAAATGTTGGTCGACTATTAAGGCCGCATAAAGGAAAAAAGAATGTTTATATTGTAGATTTTTCTCATGATAATACTAAATTTAATGCCAAACACTCATTAGCTCGTCAAAAAATTTATAGAGATGTTTATGGGTCTGACATACATTATATATAGTTTAATCGATACGATCATCAAGTTCTGATCTATAATATTTAGCTTCTGTATATCGTCGAAAACCATAAAGCCCAAATGCAGGGCCAATGAGTGCTAGAGCTAGAAATGAATCAATAAGGCGAAATCTTAACGTATATTCACCGATAGTAATCTCTTCAACAATACCTATAGATATGACAATAACAGCAAAAATAAAGCTAAATATGGCTAATCTATATGATTTACTTTTATTTTTCTTCATTTATTGTATCATCATAGGAAATAATAATTGGGTTAGAACTTCTCATCATTTGTTTACCACAATGTGCGATTATTTTTATATCATACCCATCAGAAAGAGGCAATTCAATGTCTATTGTAGCTGTTCCACTATTTAAATCCACTTTTACAGGTTTTCTTATATAAGTACCCAATGGAATACCAATTATAACCAAAGATACTTTGTCATTAATAAAAGCTCCCCATTTCGTCCCGTCTTCTTGTTTTACACGAGATATCTTAAAAGAAATAACTTTTTTGTTATTTTCTGGTATTACATATAAAGTGTTATTTTCTGTGTCTTTTTTAAGATAATTACCTGTATTTAATAATTCCAATTTTAATTGTGGTTTATTAATAGGAATTACTTTTTTGTTTTTTATAGATATCATTTTTCTGTCTACACGGTCGCATAATATTTTATCCATTCTCGATTCTCTCTTTTGTGGAGAGAGCCCGTCGTCATCGTCAATCTCTTCTATAAATATTTCTCCGTCATGTTGTTTTTTAACTTCTGCGATTACATCTTCAGTTATATCGGCGGGAGTGACTTTACCGTCTGGTCCCATGGCAAAATGTATATGGGTGTTCTCAATTTTGCCCGTGTCTTTATTATAAGAAAACATGACTTGTCTTTTTTTCATTCTATCTCCTTATGTATAATTTCTGCGACAGCGTAGGCCATATGCATATTCAAAAACAGCAACATCCGAAATTGCACTAAGAGTTGCTACATAATACGCTGTAGTTCCTGCAATATATGGTGGATCGGCTTGATATATATTAACGCCACCGACATTAACTAAATAAACCGCAGTACCACCAACTACAAACAGATTATTATGATCACCAAATTGACCATTATTCCACGATACACCACATGTGAAGGCGACTAGATCAAAAAAAGCTGTACTCAATCCATATCCCCCAAGGGCTATGGAAGCGGAGTACGTAACTGTATTGTTATTAGTAGTAAGTGTTCTATAATATTGTAAACTGGGGGAGTTATGAACATGTGAAAGTTTTGCATATTGTGGGTGATCATAATCCCCAAGACCAGTTAACGCTCCGTGATCAGTAACTACGGCTGGCACACTATCATCTACATATTTTTTGTTCGCTACATGATAATTAGTAGTTGGGGCACTATTGGGTGTATAAAGCCATCCATTTGCTTGCGTAACAAGGATTCTATCTGCTACAGGGACCATCCCATCATAAATGGTAAATCCATCAAGTTTATCAGCGTTAAGATTGATAACTTTGTCTGTTGAAACAACTGTAAATGGTGCAGTGCCGATACTATTATTGAAATTAACTATGGCACCATCTGAAAAGGTCGCCGCAGCACCATTAGCAAAAATTGCACTAGCTATAGCTGACCAAGTTATAATTCCAGTAATATCGTCACCAGTACGATTAGTAAACCACTCACCAAGTTTTGCTATTGCAAGAGTTAAATTGTCTGCATTACCAATATCGTGTACTGTATAACCCTCAGCTGAATAATCTGGAGTATTGGTAGCTTCATTTGGAGCGCCAACATAATCAATCATTTCATTAGTAAGTGGACGAATTAATTGGCCCGTCTCACCGTCATCTAATCGCAATGCACCGTTGCCAATATAAACAGCGTTGCCAACACGTCGTAAAATTATTTTGCGCTCTGCTGCTGCTACATAAGTAGCTGAAGTTGCACGAATCGGAGTCAATGAAGCGCTAGATGTTTTATCAATATCTATATAATAAACATCTCCATCAACAATAGGAGTAATCGGATTCCAAGTGGCTTGAGCAATATAATTAGTATAAGGAGTTCCAGGAATTAAGAACGTAAAATTAGCAGTAAAAGATAATTGCGTAGCGCCCAAATTCCACGAAATGTCACCACCACCAGTCATAATAACACCAGTATTAGACAGATTAGTTGGTGCAGCTTCATACCAATACTTATTGACGGCGCCACCGAATTTGATCTCTGCGATGGTGGTCATCACAAGATCCATCCATTCCTTATAATTATCGAGCTCTTTATCACCACCTGTAAAAGCGTTTGAATCTACCTTTACATCGGGGTCTGGTTCAGAGGAGGACGCCAAGTTATATCTATATCCTGCACCAAGATTAGCGGTAGCATCCCAATCCCATTGATCTCCAACTTCATGGCTGAGAATACTACTAAAATCAATATATACATTGTTATTTAAAAGTTGTGGTGAACCAGTCATTGAAACAGTTGAGGTCCAAGTACCCCCACCATCATCTGACCATCTAAAAAGATCTGGTGTACCTATATTAGTGACTTCAACAATATAAGAAACACTAACAGACCCAGAGTACGCACCGCTAGCTGTTAAATCATTGTGTGCGGCGCCCCCACCTTGTGTATAAACTGGAGTACTTATATATCCAGATGAAAATGTCGCTCCTTTACCAAGTCTAAAAAATAAATTGCGTTCATCATAAAGTTCAGTAATTGTTCCAGCAAGTGTAACTGCGCGTGCAATAGGAATGTCTTGTACATCAGTAGACCAACCAGTAGTAATAATGTATAATTCAGCCTCTTTAATCTCAGCTGTATCAACAATCTGTTTATATTCTCCACCTTCACCATCATTTAATGAGGGATCCCAGAATACACGCTCTGCAGCTGAAGAAGTCGCTCTAGATAATCTAATATGAATATAATTAGTAGAGTTATCTGTTATAGTAGCAGTTAATGGAGACAGTCCACCGTCACCAATAAAATAAGTACCACTAAGATCTGAAGTATCAGTAAGACTAAATACTGTACTATTGGCTACAGCAACTGAAATACCAAGACCAGCGCCACCCACATGAGTTGTATCAAAATTTTTAGTAACCCATGAATAAGCACCACCACCCAAAAGATGCGTATTTATTAATTGAAAATCATCTTCAATAAAATCTTGTACTTGCGCCCAATCGGGTAAGTCGTATCGTTCTCGTGGCCAGAGTTTAATTTTTTGACTTTGAGACATATTTACATCCTCCAATATAACTATTTTATTATATACTGTCTATTATCCAACAATAACTGGTACTGTGCCATCCCACATCATTAATTGTTTATAAGTAGTATTAAACCAAATCTTACCAGCATCAGTAAGACCCCATACTGGACCAGCGGGAATAACACCTGTAACCATATCAGATTGCTGTGAATCATCCATAGCTGGTGGTGCGAACCATTTTTCACCAGTACCAATAGCTGGGCCAGTTGGACTCCAGAAATAATCTTGATAAAGATAAGCTGTATCTGTAATATCAAATTGTACAATAATACCAGCTGCTTTAATAAGATCAATTAAATATAAAGCTAAAGCACGTCCAACTTCTGTATCAATCATATAAATTGCAAAATCTGACCCGTCATTCGCTGGATCATCTTTTGGAATCATAAGATTAATATATGTACCTATAGGCCATGTTTTTTCAAATGTATAAGATGGGTCTAATGCAATGGTATTATTAGACATTCTACCATAATATTTAAATTCTTCTGCTGTGTCACTACCGAATCCAACAATTAGGCGTCCTTCTTCATCTGGAAAATTACTACAATCATTTACTAATGTTGATGTATAAATGTTACCAGCCGAGATAGTAGTGGTAGTTAAACATCTAGTACCAGTCGGAGTATAAGAATCTGTAGAAGCTGGCCCTTGAAAAAAGAAATGTCCTGGCCACCATGGATTAGCAGTATCAACATTGGGTCTACCATCAACAATATCTTGAGTAGCATGAAAATAATGTGATACCACATTATTTGAAAGGAGTGGTATAGTAGCTGGAACTTTTAAAATAATGTGTTTGGGATAAAGTTCATAAATACAAACATCTACGGTCTGTATTTTAGTTGTTTCAAAAGCAAGTTGCGCATTAGCTGTACCACCAGTAATTTGAATAGAACCTACTTCACCTGGAGTGTTAGTATATATTTGTATGTAATTATTATCGGTTAATTCATCCGTGTAAACCTGCGCTGTTATATAATTACTATATATATAATTAATTTTAGTACATATCTCTTCTGCTGTCGCAGCATTATTAAATTCAAAATCTGCATCAACAAATTTAATTGTTTTCTCTTCTTGATTATTAGCGATAAGAGTTAAATACATTGGTACCGTGCCAAAATTATACGGTTCGGCTAATGTTGACGTTATATTTGGTCGAGAAGCAGTCTTACCCCAGAAAATATCAAAAATATCATAGATAAGTGGTCTAATTGTCTTGGGACAAAAGGCTGCTTTAGGAATAAGTTGTCTATATACATCATCATTTACTGATACGACGCTTGGACGATATACTCCATAACTAGATCCTAATAAATCTAAATATTTACCATCTGCAAAATTTACAAATAATTGATTTTTTGTCTCTTCAATCTGTACAACAATATT